TCATTTCCCCAAGACTTTTTTTAGGAAATCGACTTGTACTTGAAGTTCCCCGATCTTTGAGTATAGATCCTTTTCCTTGGAGTTTTCTGCTTCGCTAGCAGCAGGCTGCTCTTTGCTGAATACCAACTCGGCATTCTCAAGAAACTCGCGTTTCCAAGCTGTGATCTGAGTCGGATGAATCTCATACTTGGATGCCAAGTCCTGTACGGTGCTGACCTCCTTGATGGCCTCAATAGCCACTTTTGCTTTGAAGCTTGCGCTGAATTTTCTGCGTTCCTTTTTCATAGTCAACTACTAAGTTAAAAATTTAAGTAGCTGTCCAGATATTCGGGAGTATTATAGTATGCCATCGGCGCAGTACTCGGGCTGGTGGGCGCAGTGAAGGTTTTCCAGAAATGGAATGCCGGGGACAATGATACTGGAAAAGTCGCGGCTGCGTGGTTTGGAAGCTGTATTTTTCTGGTGGTAGTCGCTACCGTGCTGCAATCTTTCTTTGGCCTATAACTCAGTGAGTTCGGGTCTTCTGTTAGCAACTGTCATTCAAGAAAAACAAGGCGACCGTAATTTCTCCGTTTAAACTTAGTGGCTGACAATTAGTTTTGAAAGACAAATATTGAGGTAATAAATAAGGAAGTTTTACAAGTCTTACGGCGGGAGCTGCTCGAAGATTTAAAGCGGTTTCCTGCCAGCTCGAATAAGGCTCCGAAGAAATGGCTTCGAAGCGCTAATGCAAAAGGAGGATGCTGAACATCTCATCCGGTACGCATCAGAATCTGAGAATAAACGGAAGGTTAAAACATAGCAATATAGGAGGATCATTTTATTATGCATTCCAGGAAATCCAATCACTGGTGCTAGCTGATACAAAACGAACAAAGTGATGGAAAGATCAATAACAAAAATCTTTAACCGGATCCTTATTGACCGAAGAGTAAGGATCTGGCATGTGGGGACTTACCTTGCCTTGGTGCTGCTTTGGGATAAAAACAGGAAATCAAGTCCCTTTCAGGTAACTAGGCGGATGATCATGCAGATGTCCCGAGCAAAAAGCCCGTCGACATATCATAAACACTTGAAAGAGCTCGAAATATTCGGCTACATAAAATACTTGCCATCATACCATCCTAAGCTGGGAAGTAAAATCTGGCTGGTTGAATCAAAAGCTAATTGAAGCTTCACTTCCACGGCGACCAGCTTTGCTGATAAAAAAGAAAAGGGAGACACCCCCCCACTAGTTGAGGCTAATAGCCGCTGACGGTACACGAACATCCTCGACAATATTTATATATTGCGTTGAAAACACATTTACTCTTCCCTCCAAATCCCACAACACTTCCTTATTAAGTGCCATAGCAATCTCTATTAGCTTTTGAGCTGCGAATCAGCAATCGGCCTTGTTGCATTGATCGATAGTAGGTCCAATTAACACCCCAGCAAAAAGTTTAGCGTTTTCATGCTTGTAATCTAATCCGGCGTTGGTGATTGCCCTCGGCTACTATGGTACTGATCGACCACCTGTGCAAGCCCTTGTTTGGCTTTTTCCTTTAACAGAAATGACTGTACTTGTCTTTTCTTAAGAAAATTGATGTTGTGAGCCATAGATACTACATGTGAGAAGGTGGAAATGATTCTATTTATATTCCTCATGCTCATTTAAAAATATATGCTTGGCAACAGAAAAAGCCTGTTTAATAGTTGCCGTTAACAGCCAAAGGAAACGAAACTAGTGCCCCACTGAGTTCGCTGGTAAAACTTGTAGTACCTCAAACAATAGAAAAGCCGCCATTATGCCGTAAGCTTTTGGCGGCTTCTCACAATCCTCAGGTAATAGGGCCACTTATTTAGCTGCCCTTTTTGCCGAGTTTGTTTGTCAGACTTCTAACAATGCAATCATATAAGTGACCTAATATTTTGCACCTATAATCTCTGACAATCGTTGCATATCATCACTGACTTTTTTGTCCAGGACTTTCGCGTACAGCTGGGTCGTTTTCAGGCTACGATGTCCGAGCATTCTTGAAACCGTTTCAATTGGAACTCCATTTGAAAGCGTAACAGTAGTAGCAAAAGTGTGTCTTGCTAGGTGAAAAGTAATTGGCTCAACTATTCCACAAACATCTCCAATCTCTTTCAAATAAGCATTCATCTTCTGGTTGGAAAGGACCGGAAGTAGATGCTTGTCTAAACGCTCCAATTGGCTCTCGTACTTTTTTAGCAACTTCAAAGCTGGTGGTAACAGTGGAATTCGTGAGGCAGAGTCTGTCTTTTGACGTTTTATATTTATCCACATTTCACCTGAACGACCTTCGATTATATCCATTTTGCTAAGTTTTGCCACATCGGCATACGCAAGGCCGGTGTAGCAGCAGAAGAGAAAGATGTCTCTTACTTGTTCTAAGCGTGGGATCTCGAACACTTTATTCGCAACTGTGCGTAATTCGTGCTCCGTCAATGCAATTCGATCTACTTCGTGCTTTGCAAATTTGAAGGCAAAAAACGGGTCTTTCGCTATGATGTCATTTTTTACGCAAATGAGTACTATCTTCTTTAGGTTTGCCAAGTACTTCATTGTAGCATTGTGACCAACCTTTTTTACACCTTTTAAATAAAACTCGAAATCCGATATAAATTTGAAATTGAGTTTTCGGACATCAAAGTCCTTCGTTTTGTAGTTCCAGGTGATAAACTCTTCGGTGTGCCTGAGCGTGGTCTGATATCGCATATAGGTTGCGTGCGCATATTCTAAATTGATCAACTGTTTAACCTTGGCGTTATGTTCTTTAAATATGGTCAACAGCCCGATGATATTTTGATCTTCTCCCTGCCACTTCCGCTTAAAAATTTCAATACACATCAATAGGTCCTCCTTGATGATTTGCCGCTGAATAGCATAAGCTTTACCTGCCAAGGTTTCCAAAAATGCGTTGACTTCTTTAGCCTCTATTGTTGCGCCCTTCGCTTTTCCTGAGCTTGCTGACCACCTTTCCGGTGATACAGATTTGCCTGTTGCAACTTCAAACCTTGCTCCACCAATTGTTACCCGCATGTAAACGGGCAGTTGATTGTTTCGATTGATCTTTGATTGCCTAACCGAAAACAGAATTGTCATGCTTGATTCCATCTTTTTTTGTTTTAAAATTAGATATCTCATTTTGTTGAATCAAGATGTTCATTTGCTGCACATGTTATTGAATGACAAACAATTAGGTATATCCAAGGGACCAAAAAGGGACTAACAATCATAATGGGACTCAGTCCCGAATTCGTCCCTTTGCTATTGTTAGACTTTGAAAGATTTGGATAGCGAGCAGGAAAACAGAAAGCCCGCAAATCTTGATTTACGGGCCTATGCAGATTTTGAAACTTGTTGGAGTGGAGATGGAGGGAGTCGAAATCCATCTCTAATCAACTTATTTTCAAATACTTACTTTCCCGTATTTTTCTCAACCCCTAATTCCTCCCTCGGGTTTTGCTGCAAAATCTGCGGATAACAAAAAACCCGCAAATTGATTTTGCGGGTTTTTGTAAGATTTGATTTTTCAATCAGTGGAGATGCGGGGAGTCGAACCTACCCTTTTCACTCACTGGATTGGCGCATTTTTAAGATATGGTAGTCTTTTATGCAGCCTTTTCATTCAAATTGAAGCCCTTTCGGAGCAATCGCTTACTCTTCGAACAAGTCGCTTAAAGTAGGCGCTTTCACTCCTGGGATACGAACCGATATAGACTTGGAAGTACGTTTCCCTCTTAAAGACTTCATTGCATCTTTAAATTGGTGTTTACGTGTTTCTCTGTCTACATCTGGGCAAAGGATCGCACCCTTAGACTTTCCCATAAGCTCTGCACGGTACAGAGCTTTGATTGCTTTGTTTTCTGCGATAATACTGTCAGCCTCTTCTTTCGATAAAATCGATGTTTTTAGCATCGGGCCGTCTCCACGAGTCCACCACTCTGCAGACATCTCCGGAAATCCGTTCAGGATAGCCACTGTTGTTTTAAAGTCGGGCTGAGAAGAACCATTTAAGATATTGAAGTATGTCGCTCTACTTCCACCGATTTTCTCAACCAATTCCTTGACCCCTATACCATAGTGATCCATCAAAGCTCGCATTCGATCTTTTAAAATTGATTCATTTTCCATTTTTAGTCTATTTTGCTTGACTTTAAGTAAATTTGCTGTATCTTTGATTTACCTTCTAATGCAATTATAGACAATAATTGATTAAAATAAATTAAAATCCACTAAAATTAACCAAAATAGATGGAGAATGTAACTATTCGGCACACAGAGTATTTGGATCAGATGAGCATTCGAGATCTTCGCAAGAAGCTGACCACAAAGAGTAATTATGCGGAATTAGTGGTTGAACGAGCTGGTGAGTATGGTTTTGAATTGACGAAATACGCTGTCTATAATGCTATACAACGAAATGGCGGCGAGCACGAAGACGTCATTAAACGAGTGTTGATTTCAATTATAAGAGAGCGCGAGGATAAGCTTGCCGCTATTGTATAAGCACTTCCCCTGCTAATTCTAAAAACTACATAGTAATGAACTACCAAAACTTTTTGGAAGCCAAGATCCGTATTGCCCCAAAGACGGGTTTTGACATTCATCCGGAAGACCTCCATCCAATTTTAAAACCGCATCAGCGTGATATTGTCCAGTGGTCCATTAAAGGCGGAACTCGTGCAATCTTCGCAAACTTCGGCCTGGGCAAGACGATCATGCAGCTGGAAACACAGCGATTGATCCAATCATATAAAGGTGGAAACACGCTATTCGTTTGTCCTCTGGGTGTAAAGCAGGAATTTGAAAAGGATCGCAAGAAGCTCGGCATGCCAAAGCTGAAATATATCACCCGCACGGATCAGATCGAGGAAGGTCACCACTTTTACATCACAAACTACGAGCGGATAAGAAAAGGTGATATTGATGCCAGTCTTTTCGTATCTGTCACGTTTGATGAAGCATCTTGCTTGCGTAACCTAGAAACAGACACGACAAACGCCATACTCGATACGTTTGGCAATGTCCCCTACCGCTTCGTTCACACAGCTACGCCGTCACCGAATCGATATCTGGAATTGATCAATTATGCGGAATACCTCGGCATTATGGATCGCGGCCAGGCACTTACCCGATTCTTTCAAAGGGATTCAACAACGGCCGGTAACCTCACACTTTACAAAAACCGCGAAAAAGAATTCTGGTTTTGGATGTCGAGCTGGGCAGTGTTCATTACCAAGCCGTCTGATCTTGGCTATGATGACACAGGCTATGAACTTCCCCCGCTGGTTATTCACCGGCACATGGTCACTTTTGAACGTGAAGTGAAGGTGGATAAAAAGACAAAGCAAGCAACCTTCATTCCCGATTCTTCGAAAAGCTTGCCGGATGCTGCGCGGGAAAAGCGAAACAGCATGCCCTACCGAGTGGCAAAGATGAAAGAGATAATAGATCAGAATCCTGATGATCACTTTATCACGTGGCACCACCTGGAATCTGAGAGGCAGGAAATACAGAAAGCACTTGGTGAGGATTGTAAGTCGGTTTATGGATCGCAGAGCCTAGACGAGAAAGAGAAATACTTGACTGGATTCTCAGAAGGCGAATTCAAATATCTGTCAACGAAACCTGAGATCGCAGGATCCGGGTGCAACTTCCAATATCATTGCCACAAAGCAATCTTTGTCGGCATCGATTACCGCTTCAATGACTTTATCCAGGCAGTGCACAGGATCCTGCGCTTTATGCAAAAGCATCAAGTCGAGCTTCACCTGATCTTTACTGATGCAGAGCTTGAAATCTTGAACACACTGGAAGAGAAGTGGCATGATCACGTTCACCTGCAATCAGAAATGACCTCGATCATTCAGGAATTCGGTTTGAACAGTGACCTCTACCAGTATCAGCTAAAACGGGAGATGTTCACCGGCCGCAGAGAGATGCGCGGTGAAAACTGGATTCAGGTCAACAACGATTCAGTCGATGAATATGCCAACAAAGCGGACTGCAGTATAGGCCTCATCGTTACCAGCATTCCATTCGGCAATCATTATGAATACAGCGAGAATTACAACTGCTTTGGGCATAACGAAAGCAATGAGGAGTTCTTTAAGCAGATGGACTTCCTTGTGCCGCATCTTTACCGGACGCTTAAACCCGGACGCATTGCAGCCATCCACGTGAAAGACAGGATCCGTTACAGCTACATGAACGGAACCGGCTTTACAAGCATAGATCCTTTCAGCGACGACACGACGCAATGTTTCCGAAGGCACGGATTTCACCTACTTTCACGGATCACCATCGACACTGATGTTGTTCAGGAGAACAATTCAACTTACCGGCTATCCTGGTCCGAAGCATGCAAGGATATGACGAAGATGGGCGCTGGCCTTCCTGAATATGTCTTGATCTTCCGCAAGCCGCCAACCGGATCAGAGAACGCCTATGCCGATGAACCTGTGCAGCACTCGAAAGAGCAGTACACCTTAGCCCGCTGGCAACTTGATGCGCATGCCCACTGGAAAACCAGCGGCGAGCGGCTAATCGATCCGGAATACCTCAAAAAGCTTGATTTGTCGGACGTATTGAAGGCATGGAAAGCCATTGACACTACCGAGCGGTACGATTATCACAAACACATCGAAATCTGTGAAAAGCTTGATCAGGTTAGAATGCTACCTCGCACATTTATGGCCGTACCTCCCCAGGCACTGAGCACTGAGATTTGGGATGATATCAGCCGGGTAAACACCCTGAACAGCACGCAGGCCCGCCGCAATCTGGTGAAACACATTTGCCCTTTGCAGCTCGACATCATTGAGCGATGCATAGAACGCTATTCCAATCCCGGCGACGTGGTTGCAGATCCTTTCAATGGCATTGGCTCAACTGTCTATCAGGCCGTGAAGATGGGCAGATATGGCGATGGATGCGAATTGAAAACTGAATACTGGCAAGACAGCATTAAACACGTGCGGTCGGCAGACCTTAAACAGGCAGCATTAACCCTTTTTTAACACACTATAATGATTGAACTCAATAATATCCGTATTTCCCTAGGACTTACATGGAACGAGTTCTACTTGTGCTACTTGGTGCAAGATCAGACTAAATTGAGCGAGTACTGTACCATGTCCCGCAATCAGCTGGCTGAAAATTTGGGAGTTTCTAAGCAGGCAATCATCGACCTGGTAAAGAAACTTGACCGGATAGGCTACGTCACAAACGACACCGGCAAGTTGAAATGCACCGGAAATTGGTCAAGAAACTTTACCGAAGCATTGGAATTCAACACATCGAGTGGTAAAGAAACTTTACCGGCTTCGAACTCCGTCGATAAAGAAACTTTACCGTTGTCGAATTGCTCTGATAAAGAATCTTTACCGGCAGGCGATCAGACGGTAAAGAAAGTTGACCACTTACAAAAGGATAGTGGTAAAGAAACTTTACCGGCAGATATTCCAGCGGTAAAGAATCTTTACCAACAACAGCCGGAAAACATTGCATTAAATCAAGAAGCGGTAAAGAAACTTTACCAAGACGGTAAAGAAACTTTACCGGCAGAGCCATCAAGCGACCTATATATACATACTAAAGAAGAATTATTAAATAAAGAATTATTAACTGAAGAAAAAGAAAAGGGGTCTGGGGAAAAACAAAATCCATACCTACTGACTTTCAAAGACGGCATTGCCACTTGTGAAGTGCTGCGCGAATCCTGCAAGCAATTCAATGCTGAACATCCGGACGAATACCCGATGGAGATGTACAAGAAGTTTATCCGCTACTGGTCCACTCCCGACAAAAAGAATATCCCCAAGTGGTACAAAGAGCTCAAATCAAAAAAGGGCACGTGGCACTTGCCCGGCAGGTTGGTAACGTGGCATGAGAACGATCTTAAATTTAACAAAAGCACTTCCAATGGAAAATCAAACCAACGAGGCGGCAGCACGCTCCGCCCTACGTCCATCGCTGAACCATCTAAGCGAGTCGGAGCTGGTAACGTTGCGCACGTGGAATTCTAGCGATTATGTGATGCCTGAGCTCACAGAAGAAGAAGAATTTGCAGTGCGCGAAGTTGCGGTCGCTATGGCCATTGCCAAAGCAAGGCAGGAAAAAGCGCAAAAGGAGTACAATGCCGCCTACGCCAAAAAGGTCAATCAAGGTCCTGTATTCCCAGACATGGACAAATTCAAGTTCCGCGACATAGTGCTGAAAATCGGCCAATCCCGCTCATTGGACAAATCATGGCCGGATCCGTTCAGTATTGACGAAGAAAACAAAGGCGTGGTGAACACGATCTGCATGTATTTCACCGGCGACATGGATTTCTTGAAGCTTAGCCCGGACTTTTCATTCTCGAAAGGCTTGTTGATCATCGGGCCGATTGGATGCGGCAAGACGGAGCTGATGAAGATTTGCAATGAAAACCCGCGTCTGTCATACTCCCAGCATGATTGTCAGGATATTGTTGATGAGTTTACAACCAAAGAAATCGGCGAGGCTGTTTTCGATAAGTACTGCGGAAGTCCGGTGAACAAGAGCACAGAAAAATGCTTTGGTCAAATTCATTTAGGGAGATTCTTTGACGATTTAGGTTCTGAATCCCTCGGCAACCACATGGGAAACATTCGTAATGTGATGGGCGAGATCATCAGGATCCGGCATAAGGAATTACCGCGCCATTTCACGCACTTCACATCCAACCTGGACATGGACGCGCTTAAATCCTTTTACGGCGAGCGAGCCGCTGATCGATTAAAGGAAATGTGCAATGTCATTGAATATCCATCCACCGCAAAGTCGAGAAGAAGATGAGCACATTGACACACAGAGATTTGGTCGATTCAGCTTACAACTGGGTTTTGAAAAAGAGCTGCGGTTTCGCCTTTAAAGAGCTTAAAACGCTTCAAACTGAATGCGCTGACGTCATTGGATTCGGATCCTGGAAGCATAGCATTATGATCGAATGCAAAGTATCCCGGTCAGATTTCTTTGCAGATCGCAAGAAACCATTCCGTATGTTTCCAGAGAGAGGAATCGGACGATACCGGTTCTATTGCTGCCCTACCAACCTATTGAAAGTCTCAGACCTACCAGTACAATGGGGGCTGATCTATGTGGATGAAAAAGGGAAAGCCCGCTGCGTTCATAATCCATACACGAATACACCAGAGGGATTCGGATGGAAAGGCGGCTTCGAGCCGAATGAAGATGCGGAACGTTCTTACATGTACAGCGCATTACGCCGGCTACACCTTCGCGGAAGGATAAAGTAAATTTACACCGATCCGAGCACAATCAGTCTGTTAATATGAAATTCATCCCGCGCCCAAACTGCCATACACCAAATGTTGTGGCCATCGACCCGGACCTGAATGCATCAGGCGTTGCAGCATGGCATTATCCAACACGGACCTGGACAATGGCAAAATCTGTCAGCATTGAGAATATTCTCGACGCCTTGAAGGAGTTGGATCCAGCCGAGACCACGGTTTACATTGAAGCCGGATGGAAGATCAAAAAGAGCAATCTACGCGGCGGCAATTATGCCACAGCTCAGGCCAAAGCCCGAAACGTTGGAGAAAACCATGCAACCGGTAAGCTGATTGCAAAGATCATTCGAAAGGCTGGTTTCATCGTGCATGAGTTCTCGCCACTAAAAAAGGGAATATTCAAAACTATGGAAGGATATTGGACTGATCACGGCCGTCGATACGTGGAAAAGGAATCCGGATTATCCCACCGGATGAATGATGATGTCAGGGATGCGATTTACACCATTTTACATTTTAGATAATGAATCCGAACTTAATTAATCTTTTTGTCCTGATCCTCGGATTTTTGTGCGGAATCACCGCCGGGTATAATCTTGGTAAGAGTTCGCGCAGATAAACTGTCAGATAAAGTTTTCACTTGCTGATTCAATGCAACATTTTGAACATCAGACATGTATTTCCCTATTGAAAATCCAGCTCCAAAAACAACAAACCCTACGCTTAATATGGTGCCCCAAAACTGGATTGGGGCAAGATTGCTCATGATATTTTTCTTGGATTCTGCATCAAATGCTACAAGTTCGATTGTTCTACCGCAATTTAAAAGGAACTGCTTCATGTCCGATACATTGTCATTATAACGGAGTTGGCGATTGCTCTTTTCTTCTAGCGGAACATACTGCAAAGCAAATGAAAACTGATAAAAATAGAAATATTCATTGGAGCTCTTTCCAAAAATTCTTTCAATAAGCGAGCCCGTTTGAATGATCCATTGATCATCATGATTTTTTATTTCATCCAGTTTCTCTTTTTGCTCGAACAGCAGTTTTTTAGCGGTACGCTTGTTCATTCAATACGTTTTGTTGCATTAGTTTGAGTCTTAGCATCTACAATTAGTCGTTGTATTTTTAGATAAGCTAAGGAATCTTTCAACTGATCTATCTGGACATTCAGTACATCAATTGTTGAATCGCGACCTTCGAGCCTATTTTCGAAATCTCGTCTCGCTTCTTCGCGCTGATCTTGTTTTCTCTGATATTGGAGTGCCTGCCAAGGTATGTATATCAGAATTATTCCTGAAATTAATGCTAATAGTACTTTAGCTATCCCAAATGCCCCCTTGATGGCCTCATGGGCAGATTCCTTTCGACATCCTCCATCCTGAAAAAAAACATCGCCACCAGGTGTCCGACTAACAATATAATCAGATCCGTCCCTGTCACTGACATCAAGCAATTTGACAAATCCTCGATCTCTTAAATATTCACAATGCGCAAGCGACTCCGAAAATTTTAGATCTTCAATCATACTCGATATTGAAGATGCTGAAACTGAACCCTTACGCGGCGTTATAGCCAGGATACCATCTAGAACTTTACTTTTTCGACTACTAAATGAAGTTATGTACCATTGTAATAGATAGTTTTGATTTTCAATCATTGCCAATATAGGAACCTAAGGTCGTTCATGAAACAGAATTTTTAAGGCCACTTTATGCTTGTGGATATTGTATCGGATCGTTGATCGGTTATTGGCGGCAAGGCACATCAAATGGTAAACTACCTGATGGGATGTTTCTTTACTCGCTCATGCTAGTTTTGGGCCTACTGTTCGTCGATCTCAATCTGGATTTAACTGAATGTTGGCTATTATCTAAAACCCACCGTATACCTTCTAAGAAACTTCGGTCCGATTGATCTCCCATTTTTAAGCTTTCTAAACCGACAGTCGACTCGCCCTTTTTTAGTACAAAATTCCGTTCATCAGTATGAAGGCTTTTTAATACTTCATGCACCAGCTTTTTATCATTGTAGAACATTGATGTTTTCAGAGACAAATACTTCAGTTCTAGATTTGTGATCTCGTTCTGGAAATATTTTATGTCATGTATCGTTGCCCTGTGTAATCTCAGAAAGAAAAATGAAAACAATTCTACAAAAATTACCGTCGACAATCTGGGTGAGTAGTACCTGATGGCTTCATAGATTGTAGTGAAAGTCTCTGTTCTATCAGCATACGTTGAATAAAGTATAAACATTGCCCCGACCGATGTTGCACATCCAATAGCTAAATTTACACTCGCTTTTTGTTCCAACTTTCTTATCTGTTGAATCATTCGATCCTTTGAGTTGACTATGTCTTGCTCGATATCGATCAGTTGTACGCTTTTGTTAGATATAAAATCTTGAAATGAAACAGGGTCTGATGTAACCTGAACCGAGGAAATAATATGCTTTAATTCATCCTTTATCTGGCTAAGTAATTCTGATTTTTCGGCGTCCGAAAATATTTTGCTCGGTGCATTATCAGGGATATTGGTTCGGTCACGAGTAAGTCTGATAAGCTCGTTCAATTTCTCATTGATCAGTTTGTCGTTTTCTTCTTTTTCAAACGTCTTTGACAGGATCGAATTCCCTGTAAGGAATGAATAGATAGACAAGCCCAAAGCGCTTATCCCCGAACCAATTAGTATCGTAGTGAACGTACCTAACTCGATTTCATTCATGGAATACAGGGCGGCAATTCTTGTGCGGAAACCATAGAGAATAAATGTTATTATCAATACAGTATTCCATGTAAAATCGCTTCGAAGCAGTCCGCGTAACGTTACCACTATAATTCTAGGTAGTTCCTTTGATGGTATTGGTTCGGTGTTAGACATTTTGGTCAGATGATATTGATCAAGGGTTTTCAAGATTGATAATTTCGCCCTGTCCTTCGTATTCAACTAGCATTTGTTATAATGTTTAAATGAATATCTATTTCTGAGTTTTATTATAATTTTATCTTAGTTAATATTTGCAACCTATGCGATTCCTTTTTGAATGCTTTAGAATCTTCATCCCACCACATACAAAAAATCCCTTTATCGGCATCGCGGGTGCTAACTACAACCATCTTTGGACCTACTTCTGTCTTAATTTGAACTACATCTCCCTCTGATATTACGAATGGCTCTTTCGGTTCGCCCACTAATTTCGCCAGCAAATAAGTTTCAATCCGTTGGCTATAATATTTGCCCGCAGCAAACCACTCACAAAGAACATCTGTGTATTCTTCGTTTTTTCTTATTCCACTAACAACCATCCATGGGCCTGCCCCTGATTTTAGCTGCACTAAATCTCCAATTTCCATTTATTAAATTGTTTCGTTAAAATTTTCAATCTTTCAGCCCGAAGTCCGCGTTCAGCTTGTTGCTAAGAATTCATCATTCCTGCCGCCGAATCACCGATCGACCCAACGCTTGCTATTATACCTAAGTACTCCCCGATTTTTTTTCGAATATCACCAACTTGCTGCTGCTGCGGGCCATCAACTCGCTCTAATTTCTCAACCTCCCAAAGTAGCTTTTCGACATTTTTTTGAAAAAGCTCATATCGACCATAAAAGCCGCCATGTTGAATGAAATCGTGAGCATCGACATTTAAAGAAACTAGCAGAAAACTAGCTGCCAATGTCGCCTGTGAGTCACATTCGACTAGTTTCATTCGGCCAAATTGTTCAATGATACCTAGTAACTGCCCTCCGGTAATCCCGTGTATTAAATGGCTTTCAGTTATGACACGCTGATCGCCCACCTCAAAATTCTCGACGAGATAGCGAAGTACTAGATCTTTAACCTCTGCTGTTATCATTCTCATAGTCTGATTTAACTGTTTTTATAATTTGTCCAGTCAACCTAGTTCAGTTAATTCACATTCAATCTTCCAGCCCGAAGTCCGCTTTCAGGTTGTTGTAATCTCAGTAATTTCTAATCATACAGGTCATCTCCACGTTTCTTGTTTTTAGTTTCCATGAAAATGGTTTTGAAACTGAAAATATATTCAAGCACCTTATCCTCAATTTTGATTGGAAGCACAACTCTCATTGTTTGACCAATAAGATCGGGAATGTATTCGACTTTGGTTGACATTATTCCCTGCTTAACCGGTACTAAAGGCTCTGCCTTCCATCCGCCATATTGACCCGACACATATCTCGTGTAAGATGTAGGGGCAATTAAATCTGACAATGTAGTATTCTTATAAATGGAAGTAGGCGGCTGGGAGTTTTCCCTATCAATCATCTTAACGCCTTTATGAAAAATACGACCAGACTCGTTGGACATCGAGATGTACGCTGCATCATCCCAAATTATCTTAATTGTCTGATCTGACTTATTTGTCAACTCAAACCCTATTTGTGAATAAGCATAATCCCAATCGATTTTGATAAGCGGGTCTTCATAAACTGAGGTCACAGTATCAACATTGTGATCCTCTGGACCATCCACCGAATGCAAGTATACTGAATAGACACCTTCCCTTCGGTCCTTTTTTTGCGCTAGGCAATTGAGGCAAAATATCAGAGCAATCGAAAGTAGTAGTAGAGTTTTTATCATCAATGATCGACGGAGGTTTATAGTAACTGGGAGTAATCTTACTAAAACCTCAAATAATATCAAAATAGTATTTGCGGTAACATTTTGATTATCAGACAGCAAAGTATACTACAATAAACTTTAAGTCTTTTTTCATAAATTATTAGTCTATTTTGCTTGACTTTAATCTATTTATATTTATCTTTGTACAAGTCAAACGCAAAAAGACTTACGCTAAACCAAAAAGACACCCGGCAGGCAAAGCCACACCGGATGTGCTAATTATAAAAACTATGACAAAGTTAATCAAATCAGACTTGCAAGCATTGAGCCTTGCAGACTTCACCCAAGAGCTTTACGAAAGCTTGGTTCTTCCTTACGAAAAGGATAGCATCGTTCGCGGCAACCTGATCACCGTTGAAGTTGAGACGGAATACATGACGATCAAACTTAGCATTGCAGTTCAATTCAACGACACAGTTGAATCACTTAGAGAGCGCTTTGACGCTCAGCTTGCTGAAAACATCGACGACTTCGAAAACTACGAGCGTTGGGCACGTGACAATTACGAACACGCCTCAGTGATCCAAGGACGTGCATTTGATTCTCTAACCTGCTAATCTCAATCATCATGGAAACTCTCGAATTACCAGCAGTATCAGAAGAACAGAGATTAGAAGAGCTATCAAAAGCGATGTGGGATCTTGTGAACGCCTACTCATTCGACACTCAGGAAGGTAAAAGCAAACACCTGGCTATCAGATCCACCGTGTTAATGTCAATTTACCACACCACCGGCGTAATGCCGAGATAAAGACAGCCGGGAAAGACCGGCACCCCTTTCCATTTCATCCTTTCAACTCCAACCATTATACGTCATGTCCGTAGAAGTACTCGATTTGCCCAAAACTGACGACAAGCTCGCGCCGATCACCAAAGTGAAAACTGAAATTGCCCGCATGCGTAAAGCATTTTCAGGCCTAAAAATCAAAGATGTCAATGACCGGCACGGCCTGCTTAAAGTGTCCACCGCCCGTAAAGAGGTCAAAGCCGTTCGGGTGCAGGTTGAGAAAGAGCGCAAGACCCTGAATGAAGATGCTTTGAAATGGCAACGCCAAGTTAACGAAGCAGCGAAAGAAATCACCAGCGAGCTGATCGAAATTGAAACTCCTTTGCAGGAAATGGAAGATGCTATCATTGACGAAAAGCAACGGATTAAAGAAGAAGCTGAGCGCGTTCGTAAAGAGAAAATTCAGAACCGTGCGCAAGTTGTCACTTCATTCCAGGGTGTGACTTTCAACGGTTTGTCTTACTCGCTTGGTGAAGTGAAGATTGATCACGCTGATCTTGAAAGCCTGCCAGACGATAAATTTCAGACCGAGATTGAAAAGCTCGAAGCGGAGTATCAAAGCATTTTGGAAGCACGTCTCGAAACTGAAAGACTGGCAAAAGAAGATGCTGATCGCCTTGAAGCGCAACGCCTTGAACAGGAAGCAGCTGCCGCAGAATTGAAACGTCAGCAAGATGAGATCGCAGCCGAACGCAAAAGGCTGGACGACGAAAAAGCAGAGCACGAAGCGGCTTTAAAGCGTGAGCAGGACGAAAAGGATGCTGAGGCCCGCCGCCTGAAAGCAGAAGCCGACGCCAAGGAAGCGGAAGAAAAAAGGCTGGCAGAGATTGAGGCTGCCCGTGTGGAAGCTGCGGAACAGGCGCGTGTCGCCGCTGAATTGAAAGCAAAGCAGGATGCAGAAGCCAAAGCCGAAGCAGATCGCCTTGCCAAGGAAAAGGACGCCCGTAAGAAAGCGCGTCGTCCGGATTTGGAGAAGTTCACCGATATGACAAATCAGATCAAGGTGATCCTTGACAGCTTCACGTTCACCACGGAAGATGGTAAGAATGCGCAGGCTGACTTCAAAACAGGCGTTGAGTTACTAATCAAAGCAAGCCCATTAACCAAGTCTGAATAATGCGCACCGCGATTATCCTCATGCTGCTGCTTTGTCTAGCATCAATGGCAGATTCCCTCGTGGAGTCTGTCATCGATCACCTGAACTGGACCGACCTGATTACGCTGGGAATTGTACTGTTTGCCGCGCTTTTCATTTACACCGTCAAGAATGCTCAAACACGTGAGCGATGAAAGAACCGAACAACCATTGGATCATGATCGTGTACCTGTACTGGCTCTTCCAGTTCATCTTGATCGTGGCAGCTGCATGTGTGGTGATCCTTATTGTAACTGCGGTTTTTGGCCAGACGACGATCATGAGTGTGATCCAAACCGCCATGCATCTGATCAACGTATAAGCATAACCGCACTCAAGAATCCAATCTCTAAATCATAAATTTTATTTCAATGAGCACAGTCGTAAAAACTGCCGAAACAACCGAAGTAGCAGTATCTCGCCCGATGGGCCAAATCTTTGATCTGACAAGATCCGTTGTTGATCTGCCAGACCTTTCCAAAGCGGTCGAAATGCCGCTCGACCTGATGTCCGATTACTGGACACCAGAAAATCCGGGCGAATCAAAGTACGTATTCTTTGACCGGATCGATGTCTCGCAAGTGCTAACACAGGATGACAATCCGGTTCTGATTGATCTGGAATGCGCATACTTCCTTGAACAGGATAAGAACCTTGAAATTAAGTCTGTTCGCAACGGATCAAAAAGGCTTGTCGGTGCATTACTCGCACAAAACGTGCAACGGGGAACCGCTTTGAAGGTGACCTATGTCGGCAAGAAAAAGAACCGTAGTAACGCGTTCAAGTCAGACAGCTGGTCAATTAAGCCGCTAATTCTCAACATCGATTAATTCACTTGGCAGGGTTTAAAAGCCCTGCCACAACCTGAAATTCTATGAATTTGGATTTTAGTTTACTGGCTGACGCTGACGAAGGACCGGAATTGAACCCGACCTTTTACGATGTGGAAGAATTCGCACCGGTTGAAGAAGTGATCGAATTCATCAAAAAGCGAAAGGATGTTATTGACGTTCGGACGCTGCTCGCTCAAATGAGCAGATCAGGGCGCGTACTTGAAGAAGACATGGACATCTATCTCAGAACAAAGGCCTGTTCGTCTGGAAGCCTGAAAGAGGCGCTCAAATCACCACTTCATTATCGTGTTTGCACGGAAGAAAGCCAGATCAAGCCGGACAAGACTCATTTCGAGCTGGGCACATTCTGCCATACCGCATTTCTGGAACCTGAAAAGTTTGATCTGCTGGCATTAGAACCGGCTGGTGGCAATCAGGCAAGTAAAGAAGGAATTGCAAAGCTCATTGAATTTTGGGAAAATGAAGCCGAAAAGATCAACCCTGAAATTCCCGGGGATGCCTACATAGAAGTGCTGGGCAATGGCCTAAGCATTGACAAGAGGGACGGATCACGTATGTACCTGGCTGAGCTGAAAAAACGGTGCGGTAAAATCGCAATCGATCCGAAAAGCTACCAAATCGTTCAGCTGATTAAGCGCCACTATTATACCTATGGCGGCGGCATTATTCCTGAGCTGCTGAAAGGATCCGTTCCGGAAGTTTCCATGTACTGGACTGACGAAGAAACCGAGCTACCTTGCAAAATCCGTCCGGATGCTTTCCAGATTGAAGAAAACATCGGCTGCAACGCGATCATTTCTTTCAAGACCACGCACGCCGACAACATCGGCAAAATGCAGTACGACGCGGCAAAATACATGTACTACCTCTCAGAGGGAATGTATGCCGAAGGCTATGAGAAGATCACCGGCCGCAAAGTGAAAGGCGTGTTCTGCATCATGCTGCAAACCGTTTTGCCATACCTGCCAGTCGTTTTTTATTACAGCCCGGAAGATATTGCCAACGGGAAATACAGGTTCCGTACCGCGCTTCGAAATGTGAGGGAAGCAATGCTCCGTAACAACTGGCCAGGCTTCGACTCCTACGCAGAAGAAGACAACCACGGGATCATTAACATGATGCTTCCAGAGTGGAGCCGCCGAGAAGTTATACCGCAAATCATCGAATAAGAATGAAAATTCAACTTACCAGACCAATCGCTTTTATTGACTTGGAAACCACCGGCGTTGACCGGCAAAACGACCGGATCGTTGAAATAGCAGTTTGCAAATACATGCCATCAGGTCAGTACAAAACGCTTTGCCGCAAGGTAAACCCGACTATTCCCATCCCGGAAGGAGCAACGGCCGTGCATGGTATCAGTGATGCAGATGTCGCCAACGAACCGACATTTAAGAAAATCGCAAAAGGACTGCTCGAACTGCTTGAAGGTTGCGACATAGCCGGATTTAACAGTAACAGCTTCGATGTTCCGCTTTTGTTCAACGAATTTAACCGGGCCGGACACTTCTGGGATCATAGCAAATTCTTGATGATCGATGCCGGTAACCTGTTCAAAATCCAAGAACCGAGAACACTTTCCGCTGCGGTGAAATTCTACCTGGGAAAGGATTTGGAAGACGCGCACAGCGCACAAGCGGATATAGAAGCTACGCTTGATGTACTGCTCGCTCAGCTCGCCCGATACGAGAATCTTGAAGGATTCCCCCAGACCATCGAAGAACTCGCCCTGTACACCAATTACGGAAACAAGGTCGCGGACCTGTCTGGAAAGTTTGTCTACGATGATAAAGGCGAGCTGATTCTGAATTTTGGAAAGCACCGCGGCAACTCGGCAAAAAACCACATTGATTTCCTTGAATGGATGCTACGAGCAAACTTCGCCGCCGACACTTACGCACTCGTCACACAAATAATTGACGAGCACTACCATAGAAATTAAAGATCAGATTTAGAAAAAGGGTTTAGCAACGTGCCGCCCGACATACCAATTCGAGCCCCGCCTTGCGGGTTACTTCTTCTCTTCAATTTACTAAAATATGGATCCGAAATTTATTGTCATTGACCTTTTTTGTGGTGCAGGTGGAACGACGACCGGATTTGACATGGCGATGTTCAACGGAAAGAAGATGGCCTATGTTGTCGCTTGCGTCAATCACGACCCGCTTGCCATTGACTCGCATTGGAGCAACCACCCGGAAGTATATCATTTTCTGGAAGACATCACAAAGCTTTACGGCCATGTAGCTGGCGGCTTCCTGTTCATGACTGAACACATGAGAAACCTGGTAAGGCTCGTGAACATATACCGGGCATTCTATCCGGACGCAAAAGTCATTTTGTGGGCAAGTCTCGAATGCACCAATTTTAGTAAAGCAAAGGGAGGCCAGGCACGCGATGCGGATTCTCGCACGCTGGCAGAGCATCTCGATCGTTACGTTGCCGCACTGGATCCTGATTACATTCAGATTGAGAATGTGGTTGAGTTCATGAGTTGGGGGCCAATGGCCAACGGGAAGCCGATCTCAAAAAAGAATGGTCAGGATTGGATTCGCTGGAAGCAACACCTTTGCAGTTTCGGATATCGTGACGAATGGAAGGAGCTCAATAGTGCTGACTTCGGAGCCTATACCAGCAGGAACAGGCTTTTCGGAATATTTGCAAAACCCGAATTGCCGATCATCTGGCCACAGCCGAGCCATGCGAAAAAGCCTTCAAAAGGTAGCATGTTTGGCGATTTGAAAAAGTGGAAAGCCGTAAAGGATGTACTCGACTTCGACGATGAAGGTCAAAGCATTTTCAACAGAAAAAAACCGCTGGTTGATCCATCCCTCGAAAGGATTTATGCGGGCCTGGTAAAATTCGTTGCCGGTGGAAAGGATGCTTTCATCCTGAAATACAACTCGACAAGCGCAGAAGGGAAACACTCGCCGCCATCAGTGGACGAACCTTGCCCGACAATAGCATGTCAGAACAGGCTGGGATTGATAAATACGTCATTTCTGGCTAAATATTACAGCGGCAAACCATCCGGAAAGGTCATTCCAACATCCGGGCCAGCCGGTACGATCTGCTGTGCAGACACGCAGTCACTTGTTCAATTGCAACCGTTTATCGCGCAGCGCAATTCAGGTGATCCAGCAGGAAGAGTTATTTCGGTTGATTCACCGGCCAGGACTTTAACAGCGACAGGAGGCAATCAGGAGCTAGTTCAATGCACGCCTTTCGTAATGAACACCAACTTTAACAACGTTGGAAAATCAATCGATGAGCCAGGTCCGACGTTGGTTTCCAGCAGGAGACACCCGTACCTACTTACGCCGATTCCTTTTCTAGTTCAATATTATTCCAATGGCGGCGAACTTGGATCCGTGGATGAGCCTGCACGAACACTGGGCACGAGAGACACCATCGCCAAGATCCAAACACAGTGGTTTGATAAAACTTACAGCGGGACCGGCAATGTATCATCTATCGAAAGCCCAGCCGGAACGATCATGCCGACAGACAAACATCGGCTGATCAGTTGCGATCCGATAATCCTTAACCCATCGCACGGAGGTCACACCATGTCAGTTGACGTTCCATGCGCGGTGATCATCGCTCGCCAAGATAAGGCGCCGCTTTACCTGATACAATTCAAGGTAGATCCGGAGTATAATATCCCGGTATATGATGATGATTCAGAGGTCATGATTAGGATAAAGGTGTTCATGGCCATGTATGGAATTGCCGATATCAGGATGAGAATGCTCAAAGTGCCTGAACTCCTAAGAATTCAAGGTTTCCCTGCAAATTACATTTTAGCTGGCAACCAGTCGGATCAAAAGAAGTTTATCGGCAATAGCGTGGTTCCTCACGTGGTAAGAGCCTGGACCGAGGCCATTGGATCGAATACACATCAACTTCAAAACGCAGCATGACATGTATCTCACATTAAAAGTCCTTTTCGCCATCATCCTGTTTGCCGCACTTGTCTTAACCGTTGCGATTATTGGTCCGATCGTAGTCGGCGAGCGAATCCTTAAACAGTTCAATTTCAAACTTTAATTAGCAATCTATGGCATCCTGGTATCTCTGCAAGATCCGTTTTCAGAAAGAAGACGAAGCGGGCTCACTGCAAACAATCAATGAGGCCTACCTGATCGATTCGGTCTCTTTCACGGAAGCAGAAGCAAAATGTTACAAGCAAATTGTGACCGGCGCAAGTGAATTTAATGTTGACAGCATTGCCCGGATGCGGCTCGCCGATCTATTCACTTACGAGGAAGGCGAGCAGTGGTTCAAAGCGAAGGTGATTTACTTCTCTGTGGACGAAAAGAGCGGCAAGGAAAAGAAGATCGTCAATTTCATGCTGGTCAATGCTGATGGAATTCAGCAAGCCATCGACCGCGTGAACTTTGAAATGCGCACCTTCCTGATTCCGTACGAAATGACGGACATGATCCTCACGCCAATCCTTGACGTTTTCCCGCATACCAGCGATGAAGAAGCTGAGCAGGAAATCCCGGCAAACCTCCGGCCATTGTCAGAAGTGCTTGCCGAGCGCGGCCAAACCGAAGAAGAAGATCTGCAAGAGCAGGAAGAAGATCACTAATCATTAACAATCACCTGGGGGCTAACCACCCCCATTTACTCCTATTCGTCAACTCCATGAAAAATCAAGAAAGTCAAGGAAAGATCCATCCTATCAAGTGGAGCCCTATTTCGCACGACACATGCTTTTATAAATACATGTTCGAGAATACCCTGCAATGGTATGCCCTCAAAGCGCAACATCCTAAGATTGTTCAGCATGCATGGCTAACGCTCACACCTGTGGTGGATCAGCACGGAAGCCTTTTCAATCCAGTTACACCCATCGTGTTTTTTCTAAACTAGGACATAGTGAAACCATTCAATGAAACCGATCACCTCGTCGTTGGCAAATATTACAACGTTCGCTGCGCAAAACTCAAAATGGATTGGGATGAAGTATTGTTTATCCCAATTATCGGAGAAAAGCACAAAGATCCTCAATTTTCTGTCGAACATGAGCATTATCATATTGACGGCCGGTTTGCCAATTTGGGGTCTGGGTACAAATACACAGTTGATCAAAACGGCAAAACCAACGGAATAGTTATCGTCGGAAAATACTTCGAAACCGAGTTCATTGAGGTTGTCGTCAGGCGTATGAGGTGCAAGCGGTTGACAACGGGAATCCGTCCACCTGATCACGCTTTGAAATATTGGACATGGCATGATAGCATGATCGGCAAATCCTGCAAAGGCAGAAAGTGCCCGCACCTGGGAACGCTGATGGCTGAGCAAGACGGCGTGCTGGTTTGCCCTCTGCATAATCTGCACGGATCAATCGAAAGCGAAACCATCATAGAAATACCCAGATGAAAAAGATCTACATATCTGGCAAGATCACCGGCGTGCCGATTGAGCAGGCACGTGAAAAGTTCGCAGAAGCTGAAAAAATCCTGATGTGCTCTGGAATGGATCCTGTCAATCCGATGAAAAACGGATTACCTGAAACCGCATCGTGGAAAGAGCACATGGTCAGGGATATTGAGATGCTGTTCGACTGCGAGGCGATCCTGATGCTTTCATGTTGGAGGACCAGCAAAGGCGCCAAGATCGAGAAGGCTATCGCAGAGCAGATGGGAATGGAAGTATTAACCTTTAAAGAGAAAATCGTTTAAGTGGTACTTTCCATTAAGGTGTACCACTTAAACGAATAACAGGTGATTCAACGACCACCAACGAAAATACCTTGTTTTATCTAGCGACAGCTAGCTTTTGAGTTTTTTCAGAATTGTCTTTATCGATAATCTTGATTGAGTAAATGCCGGGTCTCAAATGTTTAATGCTAATTAATGGTGATATCTGCGAAGCAGAATCTAATACTTTCGACCCTTGATTATCGTAGATAATGACTTGCTTAATGCGTCCAATAAGAGCAGTTGAAATACTTACATACTCTGACGCAGGATTTGGATAAACGTCTGCAAGATTTTGAAGGTCTGAGAAATTAAGCTGCTTTATTGAGCTATATGCAAAAGTGTTATCATGGTCTTCCATCTTGAGGCGATAATAGTTTATGTGAGAGGGCAGGTCGTGAGCAAAATTGTAGTCAACAGACATATTTGACTCCGCCGTTGCCTTGATTGTGCCAATATTGTTCCAAGACCTCCCATTAACACTATGCTGGATGATAAACGCTCTGCTATTGCTTTCGTAGGTTGTTGTCCAAGATAACATGACTCTTTGTGCCTCCTTTTTGGCCACAAACTGTGCAAGCGTCACTGGTAAAGGATCGCTGCAAATTTCCTCCAACTGTTCATTACTTTCGCAGCCAGCCCCATTATTATCAATGTCAAGGGAACCCCCAGCAGTGGGCCGATTTCTTATGTATGTACAAATGGGATCTATCGAGCAAGTCAGCAATTCTGGATTATCGTGAATGTAGACCTGCTGCAAGGTTGCTGGATTTATTTTTGACAAAGTATTCATGCTTGACAAAGCTCTATTATTATCTATCCACAGGATGGGTGTTGTTACCAAATTGCGCAGACCATCTAAACTTTCCAAGAGGTTGTTATCCTCAATGCTCACGCCTACAACGTTTACCGCAGTGATGCCCTCGAGTCCGGTCAATGCGGCGAGAGATGCGTTGTTCCTAATGTGAATCCCTTCGGTTGTCGACAAGCCGGTCAATGCGACTAAATCGTTAAGTAGAGGGTTGTCATATAATGCAAGATAGCCTAGTTCTTTTAAACCATTAAGCCCATACAAGCTTGTGAGCTTTGAATTGTTTTGGATCGTCATAACCGCTGCAATTCTTGTCAAGTTACCTAAACCTGCAAGGGTCGTTAGGCTAGACCCAATTATGTATACGTAACCCTGAACTTCCGTTATCATTGCGAGTCCATTCAAATTATAAATCTGATTGCCTGGCCCTTCACCGGCATCAACAATCCATAAATCTCCGGTAATTACGCTGCATCCACCGTTTGCTGCATAATTGTCTACATCAGATTGATGCATGAAGTAGGCGCCATTCGTTGGACAGGCGGCCATTGCGCTACCACAATTTAAAAGAAATAGAGTGACGAGAAGTAAGTTGTAGAATTTTGACATAGATGTTTGAATTTTTGTTTTTATTGGAGGTAATATACTGACCACCAATTTAAAATATTTTTTTCATGATAGATAAGTAAACTGCTTTAAAACTTAAATTCTACGAATTATCACCTTAGGAACAAGAAAAACGAGGTTGGAATTGTGAGTAAAAATCAAACAACCTTTGACATCACAGTATCCTGTGTACCACCTTCACTTTATTATTGGTTGCATAATTGTTTGAGTTCTGATAGAAATAGACTTTGATAACCGGCTTTTTCAAATGAGGGTCAAACGTTTGGCAGAACACTTTGCGTTGCATATCCTTGAACTTAATATCTGTAACGATATATTCACCGGCAGGAATGATAAATTCTTGCTCCCCGGGCTCTTTGATGACATGAGCCACATACTTGCCTAAAACTCCAGCATCATACGGAATTTTCAAATATTCGAAAACGAAGCCAATTAGTTTTTTGGCCTCGTTTCGCAGTGGATCCGTGCCCGAACGCCGCCTCCGAACCTCTCCAACCGTACAATGCGAATCAACTGTTTCCTGGCTATAAGGATGATGATCTTTAAAGAACCAAACTGGTAAATTCGGGTATTGTACAGTCATGCCCCTCTCCAAATAAATCACGTCGTTAACCGCTACAAATTCCATTATGTTGCTGAAAATATCAATAAAATGACATCAATAATATCAAATTGTAAGATAAAGGTCAAGTACCTACATGCCCCTTTGCACTGAAACGACCTCCAGTCGCTGGTTATCGACAAAAAGAATTTAAAAATTTTTGTTGTTGGCTTAGCGGCCGGGAAATTTTAAAGACCTTCGTGGCTTAACAAAAACAAACTATGAGCGTCGAAGAGTTGGAGGAATATTTTAGAGATAGACCATTGCCCAAGGGTCCGGTGAAAATGAACAATTACAGCACAATCACCGATCCGAAGGCGTTTATCGAAGCCGAACTTTACATATTGAATCAAAACCAAGGACGTAAGATCGTGGATTCTTGCCGCCTGCGATTGATCGAATTCAGAAATTGGCTTGAAGCCAATCCGCAATAAAAAAGAGCGACTCAAATGAATCGCCCTTTAAACCGCATACACACTATAAAAGATTTTCACCTACCTATGTAGAGCACCTGCCTTCTGTTTTGTGCTGAGAAAGACACATGAACCCAATCAGGATTTTCGCCGTCTCCAAACTCCCAGAGTAATTGGTCGAATGGCAGTTTCGCCTTTTTGATCGCCTCAAACAGTTCTCGATTTTCCATGCTTCCAACAGCTTGAAGATCCGCTGCTTCACCGGTTAGATGCTGGCTGTTTTTCACTCCGCCCACAGCTCTGTTCAATTGCTCGCAGCGATATCCAGAACTGACGAAAATTGGCGCCTTGATATAATCTCTGAGCGGCTGCAAAATGTTTGTGCAAAGTCCTTGCAAGTTGCTGACGATTTCAGGACCAGGTTTAAACTGTTCCTTGAAGCCTCGCCGGCTGGCCGTCGACGATCTGATCATCTCTTCCAGCGTAAAGTTTTTTGTGAGCTGCATGATCAGGGAATCTTTGTTCCTTCCTCTTCTTTCACAAAAGACAATAGATCCTTATAATCACCTGAATTCCGGAATTTGCGAAACGGCGCGCTGAACCAGTTGGGCAAAAGCTTTGGAAGGATCTGATCGATCAGATCGCAGCTCTTAATGAAATAATAAGTGAACATCACACCGTAACCGGCGAATATGAAATACAGGGCCATGCCTGGAACAGGATTCGCACCCGCAACGGCCTGAGTAACGATTTTGAATACCACGGCGATGATGATCGAAGCGATATATCCCAGGAGCACCACGGAGACCATCACAACAAATTGCTCAATGGTCTTTTTTACAAATATTTCTGCCTTGGCCTCACCCGATTTGTAATGCTTCACAAGTCCAAGAAACGTCATTGTCGTAAAGCAAATACCAGTTGCAACCAGCAGATCGATCGTCAAATCCTTGCGGTAGTTGAAGACCTGTATAAATCCCACAGTCGAAGAAGAGAGCAAAAGGAATGCGGGATTTGTGACCATTCCTTTAATTGTCAAACCGATAGAGGCGAGCATTGACGTGAGATTAAAATGTTCGAAAATTTTCATTTGTTTGAAGATTAATGGACTGAAAGCCCGGTTAAAAACCCAGTAGGGAACCCTGAGCCGAATCCATGCTTGAACCCTTTCCAATATCCCTTTCTTGCATTCTTCCTTTCTTCACTGATAGTGGCTTCAAAGCTTTGTTTTTGCAGTGCAGTTTGCATTTCAGACAAACGCAAGGCATTTCGGAGGTCGTCGATTTCCTTTCCCCTGGACTCATAAGCGGTTCTAAGGTTAAAAAATGTAGGTTTGAGCAGTTCGTATTTGTAGGCGCTATCAAGGAGTTGTTCCTGATAGGCTGTCAACGCCGAGAGCTCGCTTCCATAAGATTGCGCGTAACCTTTCCCGGCCAGCAGAATCAGGATTGAGATAATGAGTGTAGCTGTCTTCATACTGCTGATGATATTGATCGGTGGTAGCAGAATCTTTCTTTACCAGCCCTTTGTAGTAAGCGAGGCTGTCAATAACCCAGGAGTGCGTTTCAACGGTCTTGTGGTTATAAGTCTTCGTCAACCAAATGGCACCGAGTATCAGAACAATGATGGCGAAAACGAGTACCGCCAAATGGATGTGCTTTTTCATTCGATATCTAGCCTGGCATGAATGGCGTTGCCTGACACTTTAAAAGTCTTGGTTTGTCCGTTCGGAAACCGCACTTCAAGTTTGTGCCAGTTATTGTCCGCGTAGGAATTCAGATAGAACCAGGCTATCTTCCCATCCTTGCGTTGGGAGTAGACAAATCCTCTTTTTTGATCGTAAGCAGAAACTATTTCTTGACCGTAAGCCTGGTCGGGCACAATCCAATTTGTGCCGTCGATCCTGAAAGAAAGGTATTCTGTTTGACCTCGATCTGTCTGGCCAAATGTCTCATTATACAGCTTTTGAGAAAAGTATGTCAGGTCTGCCCCTCCGTCGAACCCTGCGTAATAATCGTTCGTGTAGGAGTAGTACGGAAACCCCTCTTGCGGAAATGGTGATCCGTTTGGAAACCACAGTCCCTTCGCCCATTCGTGGCTGAACTTTTTGTGACTCTTTTTTCCGGGAGCGCCCCATTCGTGAACCAGGTTGCCGTAAACCTGACCGATAAAGCCAGCCGCGATGTGCACATTAGGATCGAGGGGAACTTTGGCGTCTGTGTAAAATTCCCCTTCTGGGTACACATACTTATATTTATTGTTCGGCCTGTACTCATGCTTTCCCGTCAGGAAAACGCCGCTACGGAGTCCAAGAATTTTGTTGATGTGAAATCGGAAGATCGTTTCGTAGATAAGTCCAATCTGAATGTCGGGAGCGCCAAGATAAATTCCCTCTGTAACCATCGTGGTGCTGGCAAGGGTGCCGCCCGGACTGTACGGAGTTGATGGAAGATTCTCAGGATTTCTTTTTAACAGATCGCGGAAGTAACTCGCCGGGCGTTTTCTTGAAAGAGAAATCGGCTCAGGCCATAAATAGTAATAGTTGTGGACAATCTCATAAGGGATTCCGCGCTTGCCAAAACGATCCTCGTAACGCTCACGAAGCCGCTTGTAGAAATGACGATGCATGTCCCAATAATCAGGCGTCCAGGATTCGTTTTCCATGGTCTCGCCAATCCAAATTGCATCTGAGATATCTGCCTCGTCAGCTTTTCTAATCGCCGTTTCTTTGTCGAAGCCGCCGTTAGGCCACCAGAATTTGTTAGTCCCGCCGTCGCCTGTGTAGTCATCCGTTATTACCGTCCCGTCCGGCCTGACAACAGGCGGGAGTTTTGATAGCTTGAATATAACCTCATTTCTCGGAACGTTATTGTAGGTCTTTCCTGCCTGTTTAAGTGCATTTGCCTGCCTGTTTCCATCCGCTTCATTCCAAGGCAACCAGTGGTGAGGCAGATGAGTCACGCCCTTCGAGAGGATCAGCTCAGGAGTGTAGCCATCCCAATTATCAATCCAGAGTTTTCCGGCAGGCAGCTTCATATCTGGTGCAATCTCAGGCCAAGAAATCTGCCTCCCGTCCGGGTTGTAGTTCCAGAGGATCGGATTCAAAAAACCTTTACTGTCGCTCTGCCCCGGAGCCACGAACGTATTGAATGCAAAACTTGTGTTAAAGGAAAAAAGCTCGCCCGCGTCTCGCTGATAGTAACCGCCGCCTTGATAATCGGACTCCTGAGTTCCCCATTGATTGATGCTAGGAATGCCGTCTTTGAGTTTGAATTTGACAACGCGGATCGGATTATTCCCGGACACAATGTAATTGGTGAGCCGGTTTTTTTGAGTGATAATTTCGCCGTTTACCAAATATCGGTAGCTATGTGTAGGGCTGATCCTATCCGGGGCGATGTCGGTGAAAATACGAACGTCGGCAGAGTCACGAACAGCGAGCTTCATGTGCTCATCCATTCCTTCGGTCATCGTTTTAAGCCTGTTCAGTGTTCCGTTTACCGGTACCGGCTGATCGGGCTTGTCTATGACGGGAGGCGTTGTAGTGCCGCCGCCTTGATCGGACTTGATCTGGAATTGAATCTCAGAAGGCTTGTCGCTCAGGCAGGATTTTCCTTTAATAATCAGCATGTAAGTCCCGTTTGGTAAAACTGATTTTTTAAAATCAAGATCAATTATATTGGACGTTGGACTAACAGAATCAACGAGCACGGGTGTACCGCTCAGCACAGGCCAAACTTCATACTGTATTGACTCTACGCCCTCGCCGTGGAATTGAAGTTGAGCCCCCTTATTAGTGAATAAAATCAGACGCGTAATGACAGGAGAAACACGGCAAGGCTTCAGCGTAACAGGCGGCTTGGGGATCACTCCCCCCGACAACTTAATGATGCTGTCAACCTGCGCCTTAGTGTAGTATCCGGATAGGTCAACCTGGAATGTTCCGGTTACCTTACTTTGAGAGGTGGCTGTCAGTTGAAGTAAGCTGAACAGCATTAACAAGAAATATCTCATTGTGTGTGGGAAAGAACAGAGGGACATCGATGTCCCTCTGTCAGATGATTATATCAGTTTCGCGGCGAAAATACCGGAAACTCCATGAAGTACGTTGGTTACGTCCTCAGTGAACCATCCATTGGGACGGATGTAAAGACCAGCAGGAAGAGCCACGGTAGCAGTTGTTACCGCGAAATCATTGGCATCGCGCTTGCGAGTGACACGAACATCTACATCCCGAATGAAAGAGCTCGCAACGTTGTTCAAGATCGACTCATCTTCCGGAAGATTCAGGAACATGATTTTGCCTTTCGCATCGGCAGTATCATCGCTGTTGGTAGGATCACCAAACTTATCCGCAAAGTCAGCATAGCAGAATGTCTCTGCGGCAGCTGCTCCTGAATCGATCAAAAGGATCCGGCCAGCGCCATAGATCGTATCGATCAGCTCGTCGTAGTAGAAATCCACCGGCGTGCGTCCGAACATAGTAGCCCAGTCATAACCCGCATCATTGATTGCCAAAACACCTTCACGACGCATTGCACGTAAAGCAAGCGTTCCACCTATCATGATCAATCTGCCAGTGATCTTGTTGGCGATTTTGGTTTCATTGATGAAATCCCAAAATTCTGCTTTCAAAGTTCTGTCAGCATTGAAGGTCGGAACATCGATCAAAGGAGCGGCCGCTGTCGGCGTGTTAGCCGTTGGGTAAGCTGCATTCTTGCCGATACGCGCGATCAGTGAAGTCAACACGTATGTCGCGAAAGGATTTGCCACACCAGAATCGAAATCCTGAATAATTTGCAGCGCCAGGCGATCCACGAACACTTTGTATTTAGGATCCAACGTGTCAGACATTTTGCCAGCCACGTAGTTGCTCATATACTCCAACGCTTTCGGTTCGAACAATTCTCGAGCCAATGAGCGGTTAACCTTGATCTCTTTGTAGAAATCATAAACCACGTCAATGGTCAATGGATCGGAGAAGTCCTCTCCGTTCAGATCACGGGTTCTTTCATCGTACCCCGTTACCACCCTGGCTGGATACGTGTTCACCTGTACCTTTGGCACAAGGATGTCACGGCCAGGCGTAGACCCCCAGATGACAGAAGTGCTATCTGTCGGACCGTAAGGGCTAATCTGAGTTCTTACCTCCTGAACGGCAGGAGAAAGCATAGCCTGAGCAGCGCCGTAGCGATTGAACTTCAAGCCGTTATTCGCAGTATGCATCAAAGCCGCTTGCACGGTTCTGGCAATCCCAAGGTTTACATTATTAGGCATTTCAAAAGTCGTTTAGAATTTTACGATTCGCTTACTTCCGGACGCAGTAAGCTTGTTTTTGTCACCTTCGGAGCATTGTTTCCGTCAAGCTCGACGGTTGTCTTCGGCGGATTCGGTCCGGCGTTTTGCCTGAACTTATTTTCAGACAGCGCCTCGTCAAATAATTCGTCAAGCGTTACAGCTTTCGCGCCTTTCATGTAAGGGGTTCCGGTATCAGTTCTGACAACATCCAACTTGTCGGGATTAACTTTGAGCCCTTTACCTTCAATGTGCGCCAATACTTTCGGCAGAACGAGCATTGACAATGCGTCTTGATTGGCGTATGCTTCGACAATATCTTTTCTGGCTTGTAGCTTCGTGAGCATTGAAGAGTTAAAGATTTTGCCTTCGTATTCGCCTTTTTGCTTATCAAGCGCGGCTTGCGTTTCCACCTCAGCAGTTTGCAGCTTTGTTTGAAGAGCGGTGATCTCAGTTCTGAGCTTGTCAAGGTCGCCGGATCCACCTGCCGCAGCAGTTTTGGCCGCTTCGATCTTGGCAGCTATTTGAGCCTTGATCTTTTCAAGCTTTTGCGGGCCTTTCTCTTTTGCGATGGTTTTGATATCATCACCTAAGATGTCAGCCCAGGAAGCAAGTCCATCATCGAACTTGTCCAGATTTCCAGCCTTTTTAGCGAGATTCGCAAATTCGCTTGTGGCCTGGTTTGCTACCGTATCAAAGAAACTTTGAACTGGTGCAGATACTTCATCCTGTGGCAATTCAGCCAATACGGCTTTTTGCTCATCAGTTAATTTCACGCCGGCCGCAGCCAGTAGTGATGTCAGATTATCCGCTAATTTTGCCATGTGTGTTTTGGGTCGCAACCCGTTAATAGTGTTTGCCCGCAGGCGAATAAACTGTTACTTAAAATTTGATTACTTCATCATCTTCCACATATCCGATCAGCTTGGCGCCTCTCAGTGTAGAATATGCCGGATTTCCTTTGTCGTCCTTTTTGAGGCCCTGCCAGAAAGCATATTTCACGTGTTGAATGATCTTCTCCTTCTTTACCGAGCTTTCGCCATCTTCTTCCACGTGAACCGGATTTTTGAATTCGATCACCACATCGTCCGAGGATTTCAGATCATCGAGCGTTTTCTTCTTCTTAGAAGCTTTCGCCTTTTCCGCAGCGGCTTTGTCAGCTGCTTCCTGATCCGCTTTTGCCTTATCGGCGGCTTCTTTGTCGGCTTTTACCTTATCCGCTTTTGCTTTTTCAGCAGCAGATTTTTCAGCGGCATCTTTATCCGCTAGTGCTTTTTCAGCTGCTTCTTGGTCGGCTTTCGCCTTGTCCGCAGCGGCTTTGTCGGCTGCTGCTTTTTCTTCCTGAGTCATAGCTCGTGTGTTTGAATGGAAAACTGATTTAAACTTTACTCGTAGCGTGGTACGAGTGAATTACTCTTTGACTGTGTAAATCCTTAACGTGGATCCAGTTGCAGTGTAAGCGATGGCCGGAATGGGTTTGTACCGTCCTGTTTTTGGACTTCTCAATGCCTGAAAGATTACCGACTTACCCGCTGGGATTGAAACCGTCTGACCGCTTACAACAATGGAGCTCGCCGCGGATGCGTGATCATTGGCAATCTCGATGTAGGAGAATGTACTCGCCGCCAACGTTCCGGTTGTCGTGCTGTTAATGATCACCTGATCCGTGACCGCGTCACCACCGGAGAGGAAAGCCGTAATGACATCCGTTACCGTGGCGCCATATGCTGTATTCTCAGCTTTGCGTACCTGGTCCGGTGAAAGTGTCAGCCCGAAACCTGCAAACGTGAAACCGATCTTGCTACCTCTTTGGGCAATTTTCAGATCCTTTGCGGGTGTGATGCGATGCAAACCGCCGTTTGCGCTGTCAACTCTGACCTGATCAGCGGAAGTATGGTAAATGCGCCAGTTTTGGGCGTTTGCTTCAAGGCCGATCAACAGGCCGAGCGTCATTATCAAAGCAATGCACTTTTTCATAATCAATTGTTTTGGTTTAAACGGTTATACAATTCTTTCGTAATTGGGCGAAGCACATCTATGCAGTTGTACCCGCCGCAAAGCCAAAAAATAGATTCTTTGGTCGTGCCTGGAATCTTCCCTTGCCATTCTTCATCTGCCCAGCTTTCAATTTCCTTTTTGGTGAAAGCCTTACCTTTTTTCTTGATGCACCAAGTTCGGCTGTGAGCCACGGCAACGCCATCATAGTAGTAATGGGCAAGGTCAAGCATTGTGCCGATCGAGGTTGAGTAATTCCGGTGAAACATCCATAAGCTTTGCTTCGCCTGGTTAAAAACATAGTTGGCTGGCAGCTCACTGGTATGCACCACTTCCTTTACCTGCTTTCTAAGATCAGCCAGACTTTGACCGCGCATTACTGCATTTTCCAAGGCCTGGCTTACCGGCTCAATAAATGCTGTTTCGGGTATCACGTCAACCAGCTGCTTCCTGACCCGATCAAGCGCTTCCTGTCCAGCCTGGTGAAAGAAAGTCGAGTACTTGCTTACACCGTAAGGCTCGTAATAACTTTCAATGGAGATGATCACATCTTTCATTCCGGTCAGCAGCTCAGTCACCGCCGCATCATAACCAGCAGAAGCCAGGTGCGACCGCAGGTAAAGCCGGTAGCGAGTGACAGTCTTCCAGTCGTTCATTTTGCTCTCCCGGCTCATTTCAAGATCATCCATGAGATCGATCATTGCGTCAAGAAATGCGCGGGCGACCTTCTTCATGTTTACCATGAAACCGTTCAGGAGCTTTTCCTGCTTTACTTCCGCTTGTTCAAGGAATTCCAGTTCTTCCATGGTTATTCATTCATCTGGTTGATATCCTTGGCATTTACCAGCGGCGCCAGCGTGCTCATTTCAATTGGTTGACCTGCCGGACGAACGGAGAAATACAGTTTGTTTTCCGCGAGCAATAGTTCATACTGCTCATTTACTGCCATTTCAAAAAAAGCATCGTTTTTCAGGATCACATCCCGAAGCACCGTCTCGAAGTTGATGGAGAATTGAAGCTGTTCAATTGTTCTGTTGAATTCTTCCGATTCCCTGTTCATAGTCAGATATGCTTGTGAGAGCAGAAATGACTTGGTTTCATCATTTTTGTTTCGGTGTGGATCCAGCCGCATCTTAACCCGGAAAGTCTTGTATTCGATTGAATCCTTGCCGACTGTCTGATCCAGATACTTCACTTGCAGCGCATCCTTCAATTCCTCCGAGTAATTGTTAGTCATGGCGTCATTGAGCTCTTCGCGCGTCATGTCAATTGAGCTGATATCAAACCTTTTCGGGCTGACAATGATCGGCACCTGATCACCAGCCTTTCCAACGGGCCCGTAACGGATCGCATCAGTTCCGGCATATACCGGCTGTAAAACGCGCTCAATCAAATGACGGGAAGCATCAGTGATCATCTGCTCGCCTTCGTGACGGTCGTAACGCTTGGAAGTTCCGGATGTGGCCATGAAGACTTGATCAGCAATGTGCCCTAAACCGATGGCCTGATATGCCTCAACCATGTTGCGCTTGTATTCCTCCCGGAACTGAACAATAGCATTAGGCGACCTTTCAATCATGCCGGCCGGTGGTGTTGGCAAGTGCATTGGCTTAGCATCATCGTCGCCGAAACTCGTCTGCGTAGGCGCGCTGATCAGTATCTTTTCAAGGGCCGAATCGTAGATTTCATATCCTGCGCCGCTGCACTTTGTGCATTTCACCGTGGTGTTTTTCCTGCGACCATTGGTACCCTCGACGAAGCTTTTAACCTGGCCATCGCCGCCACATGCTTTGCATTGCTTGGTGACATACTGCCACTCCAAGGATCCTGTGTGGAGCAGCGCTTCGATGTCGATATCAGACGCCCTTTGCAAGACTGATTTCAGAGCCGGGATCGCATCAGACACATAGGACTCAAACAGTTTGTGAATGCCGTCTTCACTGGTTTTCTTAATCAGTGATCCGATCTTGAACACGGGCATTGTGCGGAAATAGTGAAGCGGGAACGCTTCTCCAAATCCGACAAACTTACCAGCTTCGTCCTGCTGAGCGCTCATTCCAAGAATATCCCATTCTGTTTTTGCGCCACTGACTGAAACTTGTTTTGCAATGCAATAGCTTTCCTGATCAAAGAAATACAGAATTAAACCCGACTTTTCTTTCTTGCCATTGATAGTGATCTCATTTTTCTTCTGAGAACAAATGACAGCTTTCTGACCTTCGCCGTAATACCATACTTGACCGGATAGCGCCCAGATGGGAACAACCTCACGGTATTTGGTAGGATCTTCCGGGATTTGAGGAAGCAAGACAGCGCATGCATTCGGATCATCAATGAAATGCTGAATTCCCTGTTCCCAAAACCACTGTTCAAGCGATTTCCATGCACCAAAGGCTTCGGAGGTGTAGTAGCTCAGCGTGTCTTCAAAAGGAATTGCAGCATCGACGGCCGGAAATTCGATGGTAAAATCATCAGCATTACGGATGGCCGAGATGGTCCTGATCAGCCTGCGACGGAAAGGTTTTGTAATCGCCTTATAGATTGCGGCTCGGAACTTGGTATGGCTGGGCTTTTCCTTCTCCTTCGGTCTTTCTACTTTCAGAAAATCCGGACACTCATCACTGAAAACGCTTTCAACGAGCTTGCTATGCTTCACCGATTCTTCGTAGAAAGGGTGCAGCAGCTTAGCATCCGGCTTGTCTTGACCGTGCTTAACCAGGTAAGGAGCAATATCTCGTTTGAAATCCAGCATTTCAGTGTGTGTTTAAAGTTAGCCCTCGTTTAAAGGGCTATGGAATCCGGCCAACTTTACCCGGAGAAGTCGTTGTCGAAATCTCCGTTAAAAGTTGGCTCAACTAGTTTACCAGTACCTCGACATACATTTCACCTTTTACGCCGGTCGCATTTAGGCAAAATATTTTGTAGATGTACTTGCCAGCCGCAAGCGTGTTAGGCAAGGTTAATGTTGCAGTGCCGGAATTGAAGGACCCTTTACCAGCTGCTGGCAATGGTGAACCATCGGCCTGGGTGCAATACCAATCAACGCATGCATTAGCCGGGTCGGTGGCAAACTCTAAGGATCCAGCACTAGCTTGAAGTTTCGTAAACTTCTTACGTCCAATGGTAGAGCATGTCGCTGGTGTAACCAAAGTTGGTGTCGGCTCAGCAATTACAAACTTCACATCATTCTTCAATGAAGCCTGGTTAATTCCCAACTGCACTGGCAGGAAGCCTGCAAATGACTTGTACATGGACGTGAAACCACCTACGATCTTTGCATCCTTATTTCCTTTGGCATTTGAGATCGCAGAATAAGAGATTCCATGGTCATCATAATAAGCCGCCTCAACGCTGTTATTGGTAAACATGAAGAAGTCAAACTCACGGTTTGCCATTAGCATGTTTAAGAAATTACGAGCGCTGTAAGCATGGTTTAGTCTCCAAACCACAGTTCCCAGAAGTGTATCTGTCAAACGTGGACCGGCAGACGGGCCGAACGCCTCCGCCTCAGACGTGACAGCCGGATCAGCTTCCTGACCAATGATGTCCGAGCTTCCAAAAAAATAAGCTTGATCAGTCAGGCAGAGCTCCTTGACGATCGAGACGATATTGGCCGACGAAACAGTCTCAGCTTCATATTGACCGCCAAGGCGCAAACCAACCGAAGCATCGACCATTCCGAGAGCAATGTAAGCGCCGAGCGTCTGATCTGCCTCGCTGTTATAATTGTGAAGTGGTTGCAGGTCAACCCCCTTCGATGTTAAAAAGTAACCTAGCATGTGCTTTCAGGTTTAAAGTTTATACTGTACTATTTTTTGAGCACTTCCGCTCGGATTCTATATTCGTACGGGAGTGCCGCCGACAGTTGGATGCTGACCTTTCCCTCTTCAAGCCTGTATGAACCCACCTTTTTGTCATTAAGGAATAGATTGATCCAGCTATTATATTCAGGGATTGTGACGTGAACCCATGGACCGGTTTTATCAATCTCGATGATTGGTTTAACTTTCTTTTTAACCGACCTTACCACGTCCGCTGCATTACCTTGCTCGCTCATGAGAAATAATTGTTTAGTTTGATCTGCCTTACCAGCTCCTGGCTGGAATCTGACGCTTTTCGGCATCGAATCGTATACTCGCCTTCCTCTACGAAATGCACGGGGCCATCGTACCGACCTGTTTCATTTGGCTGCATGCCGGTACTACTAGCGACAGCCCAAGTGTGTACTCCGTCAATTTGAACCTCCACTGGTACGGAAGAATAGACCTGAACTCGTAGCGGCCGTAATCCAGGCGAAGTCGAGTTACCGTAGTCGCAGAAATAAATCAAATCCACTACCGTAGTCCCAAAGTTGATGCTGGCCGTAGGCATCACCAGGGAATACGTTTTGATGATAGCCTGAGCTTCAAGCTGATTAACACCCCATACCTTCACCTGATAATTGCCATTGTCAGAATAAGTCTTTGTTAAGCTCGTCCCCTGAGCGTCTCCATCAAATTTGGTTTTGTACCCACCGATGGCGCCAGTTATATTTTCAATTGCAACCTGAACCGTCCCTCCCTGACTCTCAATCTGCCTCAAAATGAATGATATGGGAACATCTATCGCCCGGTCAATGCTATCCTTATCTCGTGAGAAGTTGCGGCATGAGGCAGGATCATACAAGTCTGGTAACGGCATCCCACCTGCGAGTAAATAAGCATCGTAGGGCTGACCATCAACTGTCTCAGGCGTTTTCCATCCTGAACTTTCCAGCTCTGAATCTGTGACAATTATAGATCCTTGTGTGTCCCTTCCAAATTCGGAAACGTAGGCAATGATGCGCTGGCCTGAATAAAGGATTGGAGCCACAGGGACCAAAGCAACGCCGGATTCCGTTGGCGCAGAGCCAAGCAAATCCTTGGTTTCATCATCGTAAATGAGCACGATAGTTCCGTTGGCCACGTCGGCCGTAATAGATACGAAACCGCTCCCAGCGACAAAACCTGATGTTATGATTGCCAAATCCATGTTAGATCATTTACCGAATTGAACCCAATCCGTCGCTACGCCCCTCATTACCGGCTTAGATGAGCTGATCTCAAACTGTCCATTTACAGTGGAAGAGATCGATATATCTGTGTCAAGCGAAATAGATCCGGTAACGCCAGGTATTTGCGCTGCTTTATCAAGTATGCCTGACACAAGGATACGGCCCATTTTACCAACAGGAATCGGTTCTAATGCCACACCAATGAATTTCGATGCAGGATCGGCGGTTGTAATTAATCGCATATTGGTCCGGTCTGTATTATAGCCTACTGCATTCCACCTTGGTATACCAGTTGTCCCGGTATTTGTCAAAATCAAGATTCTGTCTTGAAATTCGGGATAGTACTCACCCTGTGCCGAGTTATATTCTGATGCGGTAGCAGACGACCCTAGCGCCGCATTAATTGTCGCAAGAATATTAGCATTTGTTTCAGACGAGAGATTCGTATTGAAGACAACATTTATCGGTGCTCCATTATCAATGGTTATAGTCAACGTTTTGCTGACTGTGCTGCAATCTCCAAGTCTTCTGCCGAGCGTATTATTAACAGTTACATTCTGTGCTAATCCGACCAGTATGCCAGAAATATCCCAGTGTCCGTAACTATACCCCTGCAATCCAACCCCGCCATCGATCTCATGCACGCGGCCAAAGATGGCCGGAACAGCAGTGCCGGAAACCCTGACCTTACTTCCAGCTGAAACCGAGTTACTTCGAATTCGGAGTGCGCGTCCGCGAGTCGCATCCCGGTACCCAACCATGGAAGATCCGGAGGCGAATATCTTATAGTCCGCATGGTTTGCGTACTGATTTTGTGGAATCTGAGAAATCCAAGGGGTGTCATCTTGCCTAATAAAGCCGGGGGTGATTGAACACCCATAGAGATTGACTAGATCGTTCTGACCACTGCCAAGCGACTGAACGACTATCACAGCATTGAAATTCTTGCGAGCCATTGCAGAATTTCGCAGTGTGTTGACATTTGGCTTGTTAAAGTTCAAATTACTGTGAACATAATAGGCCTCAACACCCTGAGAATAGAAAGATGTGTTATCGTAATTCTCAATCAAGCCAGATGCAGCTCCATAACCCCAAGGTCTAGCAGAAGCCCATACATTACTTACCAGTAGGCCGGATCCGCTGTTTGCGGTCCTCCAATCTATCATCCCCTGGTTGCCATAATGTTCCAAATGGCAGTTCACCACGTTATGAACGGCATCAGGATTTGCACCAGACTCTTCACTATGAACTGCATACCGCATATTTTTTGCGGTAATCTTTAAATTGACAAGGCTTGCGGTTTTAACCAGCCAGAGCGTAGACGTTTCACGGTGTCCATCTCCGGTGCTATCAGGCAGCTCACCTTTAAGCCAACAAGCATTTTTATCTGTCCCTCGCCACGTAACGAACGGCTTACTTCTCCATTCAACTTCGGTGTAAATGCCTGGGTAAATGGTTACGTCATACTGCTTGATCGGACTGCTGTCAGTAATGGCATCGTTTGCCAATTTGGGACTAAGATAGTCGCCTGTACCATCCGGTTTCACAGTCTTGGTTACCACTGTGATGGCCGTGGAGCTGTTCTCCAATGCACCTACTCGCCCGGCCAGCGTTGAAACTTTTCCATTCAGCCAGCTACGATCCTTCGCTATCGGATATGTATTCTCTGTTGGAAAGCCGAGTGGTGATGCATGAGAATATGTAACGTCCTGAATTTCAAAAAATGAAGTTGATGCTACGAGTGATATTGATGATAAAGAGATTTGAAGCGAAGGCGCCAAGATTGCATCATTAGCATCAGGCGTATATGTGAACCTGATTTGTAATACAGTGGGCGATAATTTTGTAATGCTCGTTCCGGTGATCGATGCGGTAAAATTCCAGGCACCTGACCGGAAAGCGGCCATGCTAACAGTAAAATTCTTTGTTGGGTAAAAATCCGCGCTCGTAGCGACCTTGAATGCAAATGAAACAGGTACACCAACAATATCATTCCAATTCGAGAATTCACTGATCGGTATTTGTGCCCTGATGTATGAGGTATGCCCGCTACTTCCTGACGGAATGGTAATCCTTTTAGTATTAGCCCCGGTCGCACCATTAAGAGCTTCACCTGAATAGGATGTCGGAATCGCAGTAAGATTTACGGATTTCGTCGCTATCGTGGTGTTGGCAGTGACGATACTTGTATTTATTGACTTTAATCGGTCAGTGATAACGTTGGTTTCTGTGGCGGGATTAACCACTTGCCAATACATACTTTGGACCGACACGACCCAAGGTGAGCCACTCGAATTCGAGACACTCATTCCAAGTATTTGAAGATATGGCTGCAAGAGGTCATCACCAGACTGAATGGTATATTCAAATTGATACCGGCGCGTGGTTGCATCTATGACATAGGTGCTGCTAGCATTTACTCCAACATTTGTTACAAAGCTGCCAGACCTACGAACAGAGAGAAAACAGCCAGCCTTGGTATTAGTAAGCCCGGCAACACTCTCTTTTACAACTACGAAAAACCTAATTCTAGCCCCAATCACCATTGCTGGATGATTTGAAAAAAGCATAGATTTCCGCAGGTTAGAAGCGAATCCGGTCTGACCTATCGGAATTGTAATCGTACCAGCCGAGCCGTCCACTACACCTCCGTTTTGTGCGAGCGTTTCCAGCGGTTCGGCAATGAGGTCAGAGATCGCCAATTGGTTTTCTACCGCTGCAATCTTTCCGTCTGTGGCGGAAATCAGCTGATTTGTAGCTGTTATACTGGTTGCATTGGTTTGAATAGCTCCCTCTACTGCGATAAGCTTCTCAGAAATTGGTGTCAGTTCATTTCCAGTCGCCTTAACATTGGCAACAATGGAACTCCAAGTCCAGGTTTGTGTAGACCCGGATGAATTAGTGGCGCTGGTAGCCATTTGCATCAGAGGTCTAAGTATCTCATCCCCCGATTGAATAGTATAATCCAGATCAAGCTGGATTTGTGTACTTGAAATCCGGCTCATTGAACCAATCAAACCAGTCTGAACAATACTTCCATTGCGCGTTACATTCAAAGAGAATCTTGGCTTCAAGGAAGTTGAAATGCCTGCTGTGTTTTCAGTAACAACGGAGCTGAAATGAATAGTTGAACCTACTTTCCAAAGTGGCCTTGATGAAATTGGGATTGGTTTCTGGATATAGGTGCCAAATCCGGAAGAACCGTTGGGGACACTAATGCTGCTTGCAGTCAAATCGATTGTAGCTCCTGCCGCAGCTTCCCCACCGCTTGAAATATTTAGCTTTTCAACTAACCGTGTATCTGTCTGGGCCTGAATAGCCTTTTGAAGTGCCATGTCGGACGGAGGTATATAAGCCCATTTCGTTCCCCGGACAATGATTTTTGACCCGACAACCATGTCGATTGCAGTGCCGGTAATTGATTGGGCACCCGCTTTAACAACATCAAAATGAGAGCCGTCTGCAAATGCTGGTGTTGTGCCTGGTGTGCTTTCTGATCCTGTGGCGGTTACTTTCGCTACGCCAGTGCTGGCATCATACTCGCCGATATTCTCGGCCAGAGATAAGGTTGTATAAATCGAATCAATAGCATCTGCGGAAGCACTGAACACAGACCGCAGCTTTGCGGCAGTAATAGCCTTCGAGTTATTCGTAGGTAAGTCTTGATTTATTCTTTGCCTAAATTTCGCAGTTCCGACCTGAGCAACGCTAAGATGCGAGATCAGAACCGAAATCGTTAGAAAACTCACCGAAAGCAGGTTTTTCAATCGTTTCGCAGTCATAAATTAATGTGTGATGTTGAGTTGATTCGCACTGATAGGTAATCTCTGGGGCTGCTGAGCAAGCACCTGAAAGGCTAATCTGGATAATCCAGTTTTCGCCTGTCTGCATTTTCAGGTAGTCCGATAGTCTGACACGTTGACCTTTCGGAAGAAACGCGACTAGATAAGGAGATCCGGCATGATAAATGGTTAGGTTTACGTTCTCGAATGTCTCAGCTATAAGCTGGTAAGCGGCAGTGTTAAGAAGCTGCCAATCCTCTATTTCTCGTACAATTTCAGAACTGCGTAACCACAGCTGCAACCTGCCTTTAATGCCCTCGCCGATAACTTTACAGAACCCACCATAAGCCCCTGATTGATAGTAATTTGACCTATACCGTGAAAAGTTGTTTTTCTCTTTCGAAAGTTCAGTTATCTCACAGGTTGCCTGACGAAGATCCTTACCACTAACAAGCATATTCTCGGTGTATTCACCGGCGTTATAATAGGCTTTGTCTCCAATGCGCAGGTGCTCATGTTTCAGGAAGCTGGCAAGTGTTACATGCATTGGCAAATGCCCCGCAGTTGTGACAAGCTTGCTGACATATACCAGTTTAGTCGTCGTCCTTCGGTATCCACCCATGAACTTGACGACCCGCTCTTCTTCTGATTGCTGCTTTGGAGGATTTATGTAAACTGGCATGCGTAAACGTTGGGTCAGTCCATTTTCGTAATATTCAAAGCCGAAAGCATCGCCATAGTCAGCCACTTCAATAAGCTCACCAACGGCCTTGCTTTTGACCTGCACATGATTGCCAAGTGAAATTAACGTAGGGATTTCAGTCTGCTTGTTGACGATGCCGAGTTGATAGGCTCCGCTTTCGATATCGCAATTGAACTCGGCTTCAAACACCAGCTGTGAAGATCTGGCCAACTTAGGACCTTCGGTGATTGTCACATCTGCAATATTGTTTTCATTGTAAAGAAACCCTTTGATGGCATAAGCATTGGGCTTTACACCAGTTTCGGTTTCAACGGTGAAGCTCACAGAGTCAAAACCAAAGTGAGCGGCGATGTCAAGAGCTGTGTCGTTGTCATCGGCTGTGTATTGCTGATCACCAAAATAGAAGATATTGCCTGACCTGACATCTGACCCAATGATGATTCGCCACCGTCTTACTGCGTAAGTGTTGATGTGCTGATATCCGGATAGGTTAATTGATGGAGTGTTTTTGTTTTCTATCACCTGAATTCCTGCCAAAAAACTAACCTGTGGTATAACACCGGTGGCAACCGTGTAAAAACTACCTGCATCTGTATTGAAGAAATCCTCAATGTCGTCGGTCGAGTCGCCGACCTTAACTGTGTAGCTTTTTGTCGTTTTGCCAGTTGCTGATACCTGTACGACATTTCCCGGCTGCGGTGTGCCATTCACTCGGATGTGATAATTATCATTTCCAGCGAGCACGCCGTCGAAAACCGCCTGAACTGTCAGTTTGTTGGTGTTAGATATGGTCCGGGTTCCAGCTTCCGCATAAGCCTCTACGGGCTGATCTTCCGGTACATTGTAGCGAGTTCCAGCAATGAGCTGCTTTAAAACCTTATCAGGCGTATCGCCCGCAACAGCAACGTAAGTGACGTTGTCGAGCGTGAACTGATTTCCTTCTAAGATGCTCGCGCCAATCTTAACCAAATAACTGTCCTGGGCAGGGTAATTAAAAGCTCCTTGATCGATCCGATCAATAACCGGGTTATTGCTATTTGAGATGGAGGTATTACCCAATCCGACGATCAAGCCCTCGTCTGACAATTGGAAAACGCCTTGTTTTTCCCAAATCCTGACACGCATCTTGCTGCCATCAACATCACAAAGAACCTTTGTATATGGAAATGATTCATAAAACTCTTTGAGGGCCTGCATGTATTCGGCTTTGGAAGTCTGCTGACCTTTGAAAGTCCCGATCACGATCTGACTGTTCGCTCGCTGTAAAGCGAACTGCTTCCAATTGTCAGCCGATGGCAAAGACCCCACCCAAATGCTCAGATCGACATACTTCTCGGATTCCTGGGGACGAATGATTCCAATTGTGTGACGAATGGCATTGATTTCAGGGACGTCCCCACAATCTGGGATATAAGTCGGTTTTACAAGGACGAGCGCAAGGTTTCGAACGTCAATCCCCTGTACAATGGATTTGGGAGCGAGCCAACGCCATACATCCCCCTTCTGAGCTTGCAGAGAATCGTGAAATTCTTTTGCAGCATAATAACTTTTATCGGTGCCGTCCGCTTTCTCAAAGCAGATCACATGTTCGTATATGTTCATTGTAACTCGATTGCTTTGATTGATACTTTGCCGGTGGAAAACCTGTAACTGTCATCGATGATCAGCGCCGCCTTCTCCGTTCCGTCATGATCTAAGTATTCGACAACCTCGCCTATGTCAGAGTATTGTCGCATGCTCATTCCGGTCTCGATGATCACGCTACGGTCTGAAAAGATTTGATTCTCACCAGGCGAAACATCGGCGCTTTCTACAATGCCATCAATTCGCGCGGCTGTATTGCCAGTGCCGGAGGTGAAAGAGGCCTTGCCATTCACACCGAGCATGTTCATCCATCTGGTTAAAATGTTGCGCGGGGAAAGCCCGCCATTAATTGCATTTTCTGGGTTGATGACATTTTCGACCGATCCGGTTCGGGCAACGTAAATGGATCCTGCTCTGTCAGCCTCGATCACAAACAGCTTTTCATCTTGGCTCGTGTCGGCCTTCTCTGAATTTGGATTGCGTCGGAGCACTTCCATCGTTTTACCGGAAGCGGATATGTTGCTGGCCATAATCGAAAGCGTTGCCTTCATTTTCACCTGGCTGGTTTGATACGTGCGCTGAGTGCAAAATTCATCGCGCCCCGCGGCTGTTCCAGACTGCCAGTCACTATAACCCACCTGATAAGATGAGAAATAATAGGGCGATGCTGAATGTTCCAGCGTTTCAAAGTCCGTGATCCGAGACCGGCCCACCTTGCCGATCATATCTGCTTTGCTTTCAATATAGAGCACATTGCCACGCTTCCAACATGCTAGGTTATCCAGCATATTGATATCATCAAAGAACGATTTGAACGACAGTTGAATGTCTGACCGGTAGCCTCGCAGGTTCATTTCACTTGTCAAGGTGCGAGACGCGCCAACGCCTTTCGAGAGATAAATACTCGACAGCGTCACGGATCCTGCTGTTAGTTTTTCGAGTAGACCTTCGATGGCCTGTTTAAACGTCAGCCCCCAAATCAGCGAAGAATCAGAATCCGAGTTCTCAAATATTGTCAGGAAACTTTCAGCATTGTAAGTCACATTCAGACCGTTACTGCCTGACACAACCAGACGCAAATATGCACCTTGCGGAATCTCGATGCGTTCGGAAATAAAGGAGGTTTGCTGAAAGCCGGACGCCGAAAGGATCGAAATAACGCGGCTATCTTTCGTGACGCCGTCTTGTGTCACCTCTGCGATCAGCCGCACGTTGCCGCCCCCATTCCATACGCCAATCACTTTGCCTTCCAAGTTCAGGATAGCCTTTCGATCTGTGCTATTGCGATAAATCGGCTCGATTGCTCCCAGCGTGGATGCGGATAAGCCATTTCCCTCACCTGATTTCGAAGTTGCAAAAGGGACTGAGTGTGTTGATCCGTCAATCCTTGCCGGACGAGACAACCCTTCACCAACTGCATATTCAATGCCCGCCGATATAGTTTGCTCTGGTAGCCTGATTTGTATTTTCGGATCAATGGCGACTGTCATCGATGACAGTGCGTCCAGCTCGGTATCCTCATCTCGAAAACTTACATTGAAGTAACGGCCATTATCTTTCCAGATACCGAAATCAATCTCCGCACTATAAATCGCTTCGCCACCTTCTTTCACCTCAAATGTCGCGGAAGCGTTAACGCCATATTTTTTCCAAAGCGATTTCAGGATGTAGCGAGCTTCGCCATCAAAGCCTACTTCACCAATTCCCATCACCTTTGCAGTGCGATGGCGCCAAATACCAAAGTAGCCCGGGTGTCTGACCCGTGTCCAATATACGCCCGACCATCCGACCGGCTCGTTTATCTGTGTACCATTGAGATAAAACATCAGTCAGCCAGTTTATAATATTCGGTCGTACGCCTGCGATAATTCTTCAACTCGCTTTGCAGCTTGCGGGCATTGTGATTGATGTTAATCCGGGTTTGAGCGGTTTCGCTCTCCTTATTGATCAGCATGGTCAGGCAGGTGATGATCTTGTCAAGCTCGACAATATCAAACACTGCCACCGGTGTAACGGTCTTGATCTTACGTTCTTTCTTTGCGGATTTGGTTGCAGGCTTTTTCGGCGTGATAGAGGACATATTATTGTTTAAAAAGTGTGTCGTAGTAAGTGGCTTTATGGCTTTCCCATTGCTCGGAGATGCTCACCGCATTTCCGTCGATATTGACTTGGAGCAGTGATTTATTGGCAAACGTGTTGTTAAGCTGATCGAGCTTTCGCTCAACCCGATCCATAGAAATCACATTTTGATTACTCACAGAGAATTCAGGAAGCACCATTTGCGGAATTTGAGCAACCGACGTATCTGGCATGCGGTCCATGAAGTTTGCGTACTGCAGATATCCATGCACGAGCTGCTCGTTGGAAACGTTGGCACCTAAATGCTGATTGAGATACAAAGGCATAAGACGCTCCCCCTCATGAGTCCTCATGTAAATTTCGTCAAGACCGTATTTTGCATCAGGATCCCATTTTGCACGAGTTAGCCACGGATCACCATTGAATCCAGGCCGTGGGCCGTTTGTGCGCCCGTCATCATCCGGATCATTGCCACGAGGCGTGTTTGGTCGTGGCGTAGTCCCGCCGCTGCCATCGCCACGAGATGGATTTTCGTATCCATACGGGTTTCCGATACCACCCATCTCGCCAATTGCAGCTTCTAAATCTCCAATGGCCTCGTTAATCTTGCCTCTATTGAAAATATTGCGTTTGGATTTGAGCAGAGCAATTTCAACTCGGAGCTGGGCAATGGCCATTTGCCGCTCAGCCTCAAACATCTGCCCTTGCGTATGTTTTACATAATCTGCATACTCCTTTTGCGCCGCTTGCTTGTCAGCTGATACCTGTTGTTCTAGTTTTAGGATCTGATCTTTCAGGACCTGGATTTGATCTTTCGTCGCACCTTCAAGCTCTAAGATCTTATCTTTCTCCTGGGCCTTTTGCTCCTGAATGGCAAGGGAAGTTTCTTTGTCCTTATTGCCTCTGGCATCCGAGTATTCCGCATGCTTCTGGGTAATCAGTTCGTTAAAGGCATTTGTAATCCGGGCTATTTCTTCGGAGGATACGTTTCTGCGCTGAGCTTCTGCAATTTCACGTTGCTTCGCCGCTTCAAGCATGGCAACTTCTCTTGCTTCGCCCTGTGCCATTAATTGCGCCCTGAACACATCATCCTCTTGCAAGCGCAATTGCTTGTCGGACGAGCTCTGTTCCATTAAGCTCTTTTCCTTTGCAAACCGCTCTTCCAACGCGGCTATTTCCGCATTTTTGGTTTCCCGGAATTTTTCAAGCTCCTGATCCCAGAGCTCAAATTTCTTTTGTAGTAATTCTTGCGCTTGCTGCAATTCAAGGTTCCACTGATAAAGGCGACGTTCGTTCATCCTGATAATGGATTCCTGTTCGTTCTGTTCACGCAAAGCGAGCTGCTCTTTCCAATGCGTACCCATATCAGAAAACATCTTCACAAGGCTTCCGATGGTTGCGCCGATATCTCCATTCAGGGCGCTTGTTATAGCAGAGAACCCTGCACTAGTTTCTTCAAAACCATCCTTCAACTCTTTCATATACTCCGCGTTCTCGCCGCGCAAGTATTCAAAATCGTTTTGAGCACGAAGGATTTGCCGCTGGGTTTCCATAGCATTCTTCAAGGCCTCTGTGGTTTGCTCGTAGGTCAGCGTAGTATCTGCCAGGATAGCATCCATGGCCTCTTCGTTCGCTTCTTTTAGTCCGTCATAAGCTGCAATAGCATTTTCATACGCACTATCAATTTGCTCTAACCCTTTATTTATTGCGTTGTAATATGCTTCAAAGCCCATCTGCGCAAGTTTAACCAGTTCGGCAAACCAGTTCGCATTCATTTCAGATAGATTCGCCTGAAAGCCTTCATATTGTTTGGTAGCCTCTGCTAGATCTTCTTCATTTACAAGAAAATCTGCAAGGCTGCTTTCATATTCCTCGCTATTGCCGCCGTACAATTCGAGCATCTTAGCCATGTGGTCCGCCCGCTGCTTGCGGATTTCCTTATAGCCTTCGATTTCCTGCTCCTTAACTTTAATCCAGTATCGGGTGATTGCGCCCTCCCTGGTTTCCCAAAACTTCTTATTTTCTCCCGCCTCCATTGCGCCCTGCTTAGCCATTTCCTCGTAAGCGCGCTTGGTAATATCAACAAGACGATCGTGCGTTTTAATAGCTTTATCAATATCCTCCAACCTCTGTTTTTCTTGCAAGGCCGCAACGTACCCGTCCAAATTTTCAATCTCCTCAGCCTCTTTCTCTTTGATTGCTATATACTTATCAGAAGCAGCCTGAGCCGCTTTCAAATCTTTCATATCGTAGTCAATACGACTCTCGATTTCCTTGCGCATTATTTCTTCACGCTTGGCTGCATATTGTAATGTCAGTGAGGTGAGTCGATTGTGAAGATCGGTCTGGCTAGTGATGGTGCGACGAGCTATCTCCTTCTGCAATTCTTCCTCTTTCTCCAAAACCTTCATTTTTTGCATGTAGGTTTGCTCGACAGATTTCAGCTCTTTCAGATCATTCTCCAATGATAATTCCAGCGTGGACTTTTTCTTAGCGACTTTACTATCCTCGAATTTGTGGATCTGAGTGCTGGTTTTGCCCGCTAGTTCCTGGACCTTCTTTTCGTGATCTGCTTGGGCTGCTTCGTACTCCTTCGAACCTTTCTTCATTTGAGCGGAGACTGCTGTCCATCTTGTATTCTCAGCAGCAACGGCATTTTGTTGCTCCTTTTTACTGAGCGTTTCACGGCGTTGAGATGCTGCTAAAATCTCCCTATCAACTTCTTTCAGGCCCTTGGAAACAGCATCGGCCGATTTAAGGATGCTGCCGTTCATGGCGTTATCCCATACGTTTTTCAGCAAGCTGCCTTGCCCTTCAAGCTGTTTAAGGAATGATGTGCCGCCCTTGCGAAGCGCCTCCATCAACTTCTCGCTATCGCCGTTGATTTGCTTGTAAAGTTCAGGAGAGCGCATTTTGATACGCTCCATCAATTCAAACTCTTCTTTCAAAAGTTCGGAGCGCTTTTCTTCCAGTTTGCTGATGTTATACGCCTGCCTGGCTAGATCGATCCGTTCCTTGTAGGAGTTATTTACCTGACCAAGGATCTTATTCAGTGTTGCATTGTTAGTCCCTTCGGCAGACAGACCTCTGAAATATTCAGGGTAATTGCTGATCAGGCTTTCCATTGCGATCCGACGCTTATCGGTACCTTCCTTCAAAGCCATCACGGCCAGAACTGAATCGTTGAATAGTTGCTTTTGGTTTTTAAGTTTGATCTCTTCCTCTCCCAATGCACTTATTACTTCGGTCTGAGCTGCTCCCCACATTTGGTATACACCGATAGCGGCAGTGATCACAGTGATTAATGCACCCCATGGATTTGCCTTCATCACAGTCCACAAGCCGGATAAAGACGCCCGCAACCCGGTTGTAGCAGTTGACATTGTAACCGTGGCCAAAGTCGATGCTTCCTTTGCCGCCAGATCTTGGAGTGTAGCAACCTGGTTTGCTTTTAGTGCGGCAGAAGTAGATAGAACAGCAGCGCGATACGCTACCCACATGGTCAGTGCGGCACTAAAATACTTTGTCAGTCTTTCGATTGCCGAAGCGCTGCCGATGGTTGCATCTATCAGATCTCCGAGCATTCCAATGCCCTTCTTGATGCCATTCTCAAAGAAGTCGCCAACTTTGGCTTTTGCCAATGTATACTTATCGGCAAGGTTGGCCACTTTACCACCAAGCTGCTCGGCTTGAACGGCCATCTGTCCATAGTACAAGCCGCCTTTTTGAGTGGACTGCATTAATGCCTTTTCTACATCTGCAAAAGCTATCTTATGATCATGAGCAAGTTTGACTACCTCTTCACGTGGCTTTTGCATCGATTTCGCCAACAAATCAAACAGAGGAATACCATTTTCCGTGAACTGCTTTATTTCTTGCCCCATCAGGATGCCCTTGTTCTGGACATCCGTCATAGCCTTTGCAATGAGAGGAAGCTTCTGAGTGCCGACGACCGAAGCGATATCACCCAGCATGTTTACGTACGGAATGAGCTTGTTGGTCTCAACTCCCATACCTTGCAACTTCTTGGTTACTTCCTGAATCTGATCAATGGTGAAAGGAGATTTTTGAGCGATCTCCATCAGCTTTGCATTCAGCTCTTCCGCTTTTAATCTGGAACCTAGCATCTGTTCCATGGAAGCGACAAAGCCATCTTGTGCAGATTTGGCCGCGATCACCTCCATGACGTAGGTCTTCAACTGATTAACAGCCCATGCGCCGGCTGCGAGTTGAGCCAGTCCGGAAAGCGTCTTGGAAAGTAGGTCGTACTCCTTGCGAAGAGCGCCCATCATATCAGACTGCTGTTTTACACCCTGAGAAGTGGTAGTATTTGCTTTGGTTTGTGCAGATGACAACTGCTCGATCTGCTCACGTTGCCTTTGTATAGCCAGAGCTGTCGAAGTGGTATTCTGCTGGGTAAGTTCGTTCTGGGTTTGTTGAAGTTGAATCAGCCGTTCGAGCTGCTTATTGACATCAGGAATGTTTGAGGTTGCCTCAATTATCCACCTTGTTCGTTTGTCTGCCATTCCGCGTTAGAATGATTGCGTTCTGGCCGTTGGCGATTCTTTTCATTGTTTTCTTTGATCTTCTGGTTTTGCTCGACGTGATACGACATCAGTTTGTGGAAGTCGTATGCAGGTAGTCTAAGGAATCGTTCACATTTGCCCACATCTCCGTTTGCGAGTTCAAGGAGTCTCTTAGTTCGTTGCTTATCCTTGAAAACTCGCCACTCTTGGACCGAGTGAATATCTGGTTCTGCAATATTTCCGACAGAGCCAGGTCCCTGATAGCATTCTGCAAAGAGCTGTCCAAGTACTTGGGCAAAGCGTTCCAAACGTTCTTTGCCCATCTCTGAAAAAAACCGGTAAGCTCCGGCCGGGTTTGAAAGTCCAGTACTTTCTTTCTGTTTCGAATCGGGTCATTGATCTCTGGATCCTCATCCTCGGCCAGGAACCAGATTGCAGATATTTCCCAAATGCGTTCGACTGATGCACCCAGCATAAGGCGCTGTTGTGTCGTTTGAGCCCTGAACCTGGCCTGTGTAATCAGGTTCAAGCATTCACGCGGTTCAGTGTTGACAACCATTAGCGCCTCGGCAAGTGTTTCCTCAATGAAAGTCATCGCTGTTTGCAGGTCCTCTTTTCTGGCAACAAAACGGTTGTGTTCATCCAGAAAGTCAGAGAAGGCGTAAAGCCTGGACTGCGTGAATTTCTCACCTGAATTGGAGAAAACATAGTACTTGGTACCGTTGACTTCCATGTGGGAATTGTCAGACATTAAGGCTGGTTCGACGTAACCGCGTTCGAGGGCGAATGATAGTTGTGGGTGCATTAATCCAAATCGGTTAAACCTTCCAAGATCATGAGATCCTCACGATCTAAGGTCGGCAGTGTGTATGAATAGGAAATACGGAATGCGTTGTATTCGGGATTGTGCCCGAACTTCTCCTGATTGATTCCCCAATGGGAGTAAAGGATCCGTTCTGTATTGTTGTCGAAGTCCGTAGCTGAAATGTTGTACGATTCAAGCTGTTCGAACACAGACATAGCCAGTAGCCCGGCTGTTTTTGGAACGCCTACGCCCAGCCAGCTGCATTCGACGGTGTAAACCGGAACATTAATGCCGAATTCGACCTTCTGCTTCCGGATCCTGTCAACCAGGTGACACATCTGTAAATCGTACTGATCTTCACGGACAATAAATGAGTTGCCCTGATCATGCATGTACCGGATGGAATCAGCAGTATTCCAAACCAATTTGCCTAGGCCGTTGAGTTGATGGCGCCAAACGGATTCACCGCACTTCGTTGGAAGTAGGTCCGCAAATGTTTCGTTCAATAAGTTTATGTGATGATTTATCATACTTTATCAATCAGTTTCTCAATGCGTGACATGGCATCTTCCATGATATCATCTTCCTCCTGTTCGGATGGGACGAAGATCTCAGCTCCATAATATTCTTCAAGCCAGCCTGCTTTTTCATCGGACTCGTCCGACAGGAAGCCGACGCCTACCGCATGCTTTGATCGTTCGGTCAAGTTGTAGTCGAGCAGCATCTTGCCGGTCATGTTTAGGTCAACACGTGCAGTCTGGCGCCCTGCTTCTTTCCGGACGCCTGCATATCGCTTCGAATATGCACCGGACCGGCTGGCTGACTTCGTGTCAAGTGTACCGCCGAGAGCGTCCTTGCCTTCTCGCTTGATACGGTGTGAAACTACGACCACCACATCGGCCCCGGCTCTGAGCAGCTCCCTTTCGAGATCTTCCTCGATCAGCTGACCAATATTTTGAAGGGAGATTGCGACTCCCAGTACTTCGCTGCTGTCTGATTTCGAGATCATGGATTGTCAGATCGGTTATCAATTGTTGTAAATCAATTTCTGGCGGCTCTTCAAGTCTTTTGATTTCAGATTCTAACAGCTCGAATACATTCAATCTGATGTTAACTTTTGAATCTTGAAACTCATTAAGGTGCTCGCAATACAGAAAATAAGTTGCTGGATCGAACGCAAATACAAAAGCGATGTGGTCGATGTCTTCAATATCTCTAAACATAGTCGCCAACGAAATAGCCCTGCTGATCATCTGGCCGCGAGATCAGAGCAAGCTTCTCCTGTTCAACCTGACCATAGATCTGGCGGCATGCACCGGCCATCTCCTTTTTCAGATCAGCTTTCAAATCTTCCAGGTTCTGCTTTTCAGCATCTCGGTTTACCATTGTCCAACGGCTGGCCCGCTTTGATTTCAATCCGCGATCAATGATGCCGATTGCACACATGATCGCGTAAGTCCTGCGAAGCCTGTCAGCAAACTGAGCGATTACCTGGTCAATGGAAAGCCTGATCTCATATTCGAGAGCGACATAGCAATCATCCATGTCATTCAGGTTTGAAAGGATCGGAGCATCCGGGGTTGTGAGATTGTACAGGTAAGCGCCCGCGTAGCTGCACGGGTTCGACCAGTTGAAAGACCGCAGCTCTGTATTCTCGTCTACAACCACACCAATGAAGATCGAACGGTTTCCCGTTTTGCTGCAATCGACAGTGACATTTACTGGCATGTGCACCTGGTTAGCAACAACGACTAGAATGTCTGCTCCGATCTGAACGCCCTTGTCAACATCAAAGATCTTAATTGTCACACTTTCGGGAGTTTGACCCGGTGCATGGTCCACATAGAGATTACGGATGAACAAGGACTGATACCGGCTTTTCGGCATAGTGATCATCACGCCAATGATACGTTCCTCTGTGAAGAAGATCGATTCAGGATCATTGATCAGATCAGGCAGTTCAGAACTTTCAACCACTTCACGGAAGTTGGCACGCTTAGCCATTTCGGAAAGCAGGTCAGATTTCAGACAGTCATACGCCTCATCCTTTACTTCCTGCCAGATGGTTGCAAGGCCAGTCGGATCACTCACTGACTTTTCTTCCGATTCGGCAATGGCTTCGATCAGCTCAGCATTGACGTTGGGCATGCGGTTGACATACATCCGGTTCGGTCCAGTGTCAACGGGTGAAAGTCCTACGATAGATTCAAGTGCGTTCATGCTGCTTGTTTAAGTTGGATTTCCGATACAAACAATTGCTGCCTTGTGTGATTGCGAAGCGTTACGAAAATGCCTACCCATGTTTTCGGCCTCGATACGGTGATCCGCTTTGATTTGCCATTGGCCACACCGAAGAATTCGAATTTTGCAATCCATGGGAACGGTGACTTTTGCAAGGGCGGGCGTGAGCTGGCCGTAACAATGCAAGTATTGCCGCGCATGCTCTTGTGCTGGAAAGCCCAAACACCATGGCTGATGCTGGTAATCTCGTACCCGAAATAATGGAACAGCTTCATTACCTGGTCCAAGTCAACTGATAGTGTGTGCTTCATTGCTTATTTGACTTTGTGCGTTTTGAGTGCCATTTGAAATTGCTCACTGTCTTTGCCGTACGGGTCAAGCCCATAATCCCGGAAGGTTGAAGCGAACTGGCTTTCCAATTCCTGCTGTTGCCTGGTAAGGTCAACGAGCTGCTTCAATGGCTTCGCTTGCTGCCTTTGCATTTTCCTGCGTTCTCGTCGTGCTGCTGACATATTAGTATGCGTTGTTTTTAGCGTTGTTATCCTCGACCTGGAATTCCTTAGGAACGGCGATGTTCTTCTTCACGTCAAGCCAGATGTCAAAACAGAACACCCAGACAAAGTATCTCAGGGTATCAAGTAAGTGGCCAACGTCATTATCATCACAGAACTTCTTATCTAAATCGCCTTCTGCATCACAGGGAACTGAAACGATGTCAGCCCAAAGCTGGGTGCAGCTCTCATCGATGGCGAAGTTTGCTCCCAGCTCCTTTGTGATGGCGTTGGTAACAAACCGGCTTTTCTTTCTGCGCGGGTTACTGTTCAGCTTGTTGTAGGTTAGGAACTCACAACCGTGCTTTTTCAGATAACCGTATACAATCTTGAAGGCCTCTGCATTCCCTTTGGTCAAAGCGCTCTTGCTATTGCCAGAGCTGTCACCACTGAACGAGATCTCACGTTCACCATAATCCTCGGCGATGATTCGGCAGATCGCTTCCAGATCCGTATCCTCCGTTCCACCCATCCGTATTTCGCGAAGGCACTGAACATGCCAGCCGTCTTCCTCATCTTCCCACTTCTGCCAGATCGAAACCGAGTTCTTTACATTGAAGTCAAAGGATAGGATAATGCCCTCATCTTCGTTGTCAATGACTTTTACCGCATTAAGATTGCGGCGCAAGTGCATCAGGTACGGATTCTTGGCGCGGATAACACCCCATTCGCCCCAACGGTAAATGCGGTACTCATCCTCATCGATTTCTTTCAATGCTTCAAGCTCAGCGTAATCATCAGCGGTTGCAAAGCGGTTGTCATCGATGGTGAACACATGATGTTCAGCGCGATTTGCGTAATGCGGCGTATCGAACAAGATCTCTTTGATCCAGTGATTTTCGCTGACCGGGTTAAAGATGAAAATGAACTGAATGCCGGTGACACCGCGGAAACGGCGAACGAGCTCTTTGAAATCCTCGACTGTGAATGCATCCGCTTCTTCAAGTATCACGCGCTTGATGCCGACAATGGATTTAAGCTTGTCCGGCTCATCGAGTCCAGACATTACGATCCGGTTTCCACCGATCCGGCAAACCATTTCCCTTTTGTCTCCCGAATAGTAGAAATCAAAAAGGTGAAAGATGCCCAGCTGCTTGGAAACCATTTTAAGGTTTTCATAAACCGAATTCCTCAGCGTGGATCCGTGCTTTCGAAAAACGATCGCGTTTTCATTTCCCTGCAAAAGCCAAAGAACAAGATGCTGGTAATTAGACCAGCTTTTGGAAGAGTTGCTACCTCCCCGCAAAATCACAAACCGCGCTACTGCTGCACTTAAAACCCAGTAAGCCCGGTTAAAAAACCTGCGATCAATCCTCAGTTTCATCCGGTCCGTCAGTGTATTCAACTGTCACATCAGCATTGATGGACATATCTTTCTTATCAATCAAGCCGAGATCACGGGCAATGATGTTCGGATTCAAAAAGCCCGATGCAGCACCAGTGAACTTCTGTTCGTAAATGGTTTCTTTAATGCGCGTGATGATGCGAGAAAAACCTTGCTGATCGTCCTTTAACCGATCTTCAAACTGACGGAAGTATTGTGTATTACAATCCAGATAGCGGCAAAGCCCCTGCATTGTGAACGGCCTCATCTTTGGGATATGAACTTCATCTGCATCCTTACCACGGAAGTCAACCTCCATAAGCGGATTATCTTCACACCATTCAAAGTATTCACATGCAGCTTCCCACATCATGTCAGGTGATTCAAACAAAGTATCCCTTCCATGCTTACTTCTTAGAGTCCAGAAGCTATTTCCTTGTGCAGCGCTCATTTGGATTCAAACAGTCTACAAGTGTGTGTATTCTTTACAAAAAAATGTCCGATGCCACATTTGCTGCGGTGCATCGGAGGTAAATTATCTTTTGCGGGAAGCTGGACAGATTCTATGTGCAGGCAATTCTGACAAATTGAAGCTGATTGATTAATACGATAATCCTGATCAGCCTGCACCTCCTTGAAATTAAAGGCCATGGGAAAGTGAGTGTATAGAGTTGGGTTATACTATGCGAGCCGGCTTCCTGGTTGATCATCTCCATTTCACCGGCTCTTTTCCGAGTTGTTCCTTGCGTGTGTGCTATGTAGTTCAAAGATATAAAAACTGAATCCATTTTTTGGGATTCAATCGCAAAATAATTTTAAGTTGACAGTTGTCAGAATAGATTTTAACTTTCAAGAAACTACAACCTATGGATACTTTGCTCCTTATTGTCGGACAGCAGATTAAAGATGCGAGAACAAAACTTGGTATGAGTCAACAAGAGCTGGCTCAAAAATGCGGTATTGAGGAAGCTGTCATTTCAGACATTGAGAATGGAAAACGAGACATCAGTTTGCTAACACTTCAAAAAGTGACATCTGCCGTTGATATGGAAATTCGGCTGAACTTAGAGGAAATGTTTCCTGACCCCGAGGAATGGAAAAAATATGAGGGGAAGTTTAACGGCATTAAAGCTTGGATCGTGCTCGAAAACTCTATGGTTTATAAAGTGATCCTGAACCATCACTTTGGAGCTAAAACCGTTCAAAACTTTGATGGGACACCCTGGGAGGGAGATATTGATAAAATTAAGGAGTGGCAGCACTACTACCCGGAACTTAGATACTTCAATTAAAAAGAGTGACAAGCTTTTTGCCAAAGTCTGTGAGGGAGTAATAAACAAAGTAGCTTTCACGTCTGGATGTCAATATTCCATTCGAGTGCATATCCTTTAAGTATTCCGTGACCTTATTAGCCTTAATACCTGTTACACCTGCCAGTTCATCGGCGCTCGCTTCTTTGAGCTTGTGAATCTGCGTGGCTATTGATAATTTTCTCGGGTTCGAATACACCGAGGAAATGATCCGGCTTTTGTCTTCTTCTGTCAGTACAGGTTTGTCCATTTTAATAACGCTGAGTAAAATCAGTATTTTGTCAGATTTTAGGCGACTTCAATTTTATCTTTCCATTCCCTGACGATCCTTCTTTCTTTGATCCGGCCGTAGTGCTTGACTTGCCGCGTCGTTGTATGCCCGAGCATCTTTGCCACCACTTCATCCGACAAACCATAGTCGTTCAAGCACACATCTGTAAAAGTTTTCCGGGCCATTTTATTGGTCATGTTCTTTGTGATACCTACGCGTTCGGCAATCAACTTTAGGTAATCATTTGACTTTTGTCCCGATATCCTGGGGAGATTATTCAAACCTCCGTACTTGTCAATGATTGCAAGAGCGTCGTTACTCAATGGAAACACTGCCTCCACATTGGTTTTTATCCTGCGGACCTTCATGAACTCCACTCCCTCAAAAGTATACCGCGCCTCCTGCCGAACATCTCGATAGTCTCCAATATGCAGACCCGTATAACACATGAAGAGAAAAGAATCGACCACACGTTGAAGCCTCGGACTCCATTCATATTCTTTAATCTGTTCCAACTCGTGCGGGTCCAGGGCTGTGGTATCTAATTCCTTTTTCCATTCCAGTGTATACCCTGAAAATGGATTCCGTTCAAACAGACCCTCCCTTATCCCATACCTGAATAAACCAATGCAGGCCTGTACAATCTTGTTACAATAGTCGTTATGGAAATCCCGACTCTTCAACCATAGCCAGAACCCGGCCACGTGGCGCCTTTCAATAGATCCGACTACCATATCAACTTTCAGGTAATCGGCCAGGTAGGCAAAGCATCTTTTATACCGGTTCAAGGTGGTTTTCGCCCTTCCCTTTAAGACAAGCTCATTGTGATAGTTTGCCGCCATCTTCGAATAGTAGAAAGTGATTTCTGTTTTACCTAAGTAAATGTCTTTCACTTCCAGGGCTGACAAATGAACTCCCCTTGACCTGGCTGAAAGATAAATCTCTTCCAGTTCTGATTTGATGATGTCGAGCCTGCGGTTTATGTCCACCGCACTGTTGGCAGCGCCCTTGACTCGCTGTAACTTACTATCCCACTTTTTTGGATCAACCGACAGGCCGACGGCAAATTCACTTGTTTTGATTTTATTGACAGTAATACGGCAATTGACAGGGCATGTCCCTGCCTGATTAAGCCTTGCCCTTCGGATTACAAACCGGCTGCGCAT